ATCTCGCCAAACGGTTCGGGGTATCACGAGGAACCGTCAGCGATATCGCCAGCAGACGCCTATGGGGCTGGCTGGACGCAGCCTGATCATCGTCACATTTCACAGTTTGCAGGCCCCAGCTTCGCTGCAATCAGCATAGCTTACGGATTAAGCGCCGGACACTCGGCCGCCTGCAATCCACCCAGGAGAACAGATGCTCGACCTCCTCGCGAAGCTTACGGGCGGTCGCCCAATGAAACTGATCGGCTTCGAGTTCACCGATGTTGTGGTCAATAGGCCAGTCTTCAGTTGGCGCGACAGGATGGGTCGATGCTGGCTTGCTCATGGGCCGTGGTCGCTGTTTCGACTGTCCATAAGCCGCTGACATGCCAGAGCCACGGCAGATCACCGAGATAGCCGAGCGAGAAGCGGCGCTGTTCAAATCAGAGCAGGCCGCTCGATTCCTGGAATGCGCCATCAATCTCTGTGCTGAAAGCATGCCGATGGCTTCGGTGCTCAAGCTTCTGGAAGACCACGCCGAAATCATTCGGATGTACGAGTGATGCCGTTCTGGATCATCCCGACCGCCTGCATAATCGCTGCCTTGATCGTTGCGGCAATAAACGCGTCTGACGGCGGCGGCGACTTCGATTGGTGAGGATACTCGCATGGGCGTTGGCACGGTTGTCCTGATCGTTCTGGCCGTCATGGCCGGCTCAGTGCTGCTCATCAGCGGCTTGCTGTGGGCGCTCGAACTGCTCGCGAGCCAGTACAAAGACTGATGCGCAAGCCAGCCTATTACTGCCCAGAGTGCGAAGAGTGCGTCGGCTATGTGGGCCGGTTCTTTGCCTTCCTGTTCAACAAATTCCACCGTTGTAGGAGAAAGCACATGCCCGTGAATCTCGACAGCCTCGCCGCCAAGATGAACACCATTGCAACCGAAATGGCCGCCATGAAGGCAGAGCTTGCCAATGCCGCCTCTGTCCAGGCGCAGAATGATCAGCTCAAGGCTGAGCTGGCTACCGCTCAGGCATCGCTCGATGCCGCGAACGCCGCTGAAGCCGCCGCGCAGGGCCAGGTAACGCAGCTCGAAGCTCAGGCGGATGCAATCCTCGCCGACATTCCCCAGCCCGCTCCGGCCGCTGCACCGGCTGCCTGATCATGTTCTACGTTTTGCCGCACTTGGTGCGGTTGCGTCCTCAAGCAAATCAGTGTACGAAAAACTCTCCAAAATCACTTCTGCCTTCGCTCTCGGTCACGCTAGATCAAGTCCCCGAGAGACGCTGGCAACTCAAGAAAGGACCGGGCTCTCACCCCCGGTCCTTTTTGCGTTTACCAGGCGACGCGAAGAAATCATTAATCTAAGTCCGCGTCGCTGTACAGGAGGCACTTCAATGAGCGAAGATCCCAACGCCGCAGTCATCTCTGCCGCACAGACAGCCGCATCTGATGTTGGAACGGCTGTTTCAACCGCAGCATCATCCGTCGCCACTGCTGTCCAGGCAGATGCAGAACGCCTTGCGGTAAAGGATGAGGCGAAGGCGGAAAGCTGGATTCATCGCGAGGTTGTCGCGATCGAGGCCAGGATTGCCGCCCTGTTCGCCGAAGCCAAGGCGCTTCTCAAGGCTCATCTGTAGGCCGGTATGAGCGGGGAAGAGGGCAGCGGCTACCGCACGCATAACCCGCTGCGGAAACAGCTCAGGAGTGCTGTCTACAGCCCGCTGGATGGCAAATGGGTCTCACGGACCGGAACGATTGCCGATTTCCCATACGAGATCAATTTCGTTGCTGGCACCGCCAGGGGCGGAACGCAGCCCTACGGCAACAACAACAACGACGGTCGGTTTTTTCGCGACAGTGGCGTCTCTCAGGCGGCTTTCATTCCTGATGCGACCGGAGCCCTAGTCTCGACTGCTGCGGCCGGCATGCGCCGCTCCAACAAGGGCACGCCGTCGTTTGCCAATACGGGCATGGTCGGCCTGTGGAACCGTGATCTCACGAACGCCGTCTGGACCAAGACCAACATGACGGCCTCTAAGACGGCGACAGGCGCCGATGGGGCGGCCAACGCTGCCACCAGGCTGACAGCCACGGCAAACGCCGCCACCTGTACACAGGCCGTTACGGTTGCATCTTCGCAGCGTGTCTTCGAGCCTATGATCCGGCGCGTGTCCGGGACAGGCCAGGTCACGATCTCTATCGATGGCGTCGCCATCACCGACATCACAGCGTCGCTCACATCGTCCTACAAGCCGTTTATCTCGGCCGCGCTCGTCACCAACCCGACCTTCGCCATCAACATCGCCACGTCGGGCGATGCCATCGACGTAGACTTCGCCAACGCGCATGGTCAGGTCGGCGGCCTGGACATCGGTTACTATCATTTCGTCACGATCACATCGACATCTTTCGGGTCGCTCTTCCACGAGACGCCATGGGCGCTCAACACTGATGCCGGCCCGCTGTCCTCGATCATCAAGGGAGCCTATGCGGTCTATTGGCAGGGGTATAACTACGTTCCCAATGCCGGCGGGCTGTGGGTTTCGGATGGCGTCACCAGCGGCCAGTTAATTGCAGGCAACAACGTCACCCTCGCTGCTGGTGTCAACCTCAATACGACTGGTGGTGAGTGGCGCACAGGCGAAAATGTCAACAAGGTTGCAGCTTGGCTGGATGCTTCCGGCAACATGGCGCTCTGCGTTAACGGGGGCGCAGTCTACACGCGCTCGGGCGGTTCTCTTTCACCATCGGCAACCCACTTCGTGCTCTCTAACAATGGCGCTGCGACGCTGCCGCTCTGCGGCTGGACCGAACGTTTCGCCATCGGCGCCAACCTGACATTCACCGCTGCGCAAATGCAGGCAATGACGACTTAGGAATCCAGACATGGCCAGTCAGACATTCAGGCAGTCAGACACGCTCGCCGCGTCCGGCGCCAGTACACCGATTGTCATCAGTTCGGGATGGCTTCAGACCAATGGAACCTGGACTGGATCATTCAACCTCCAGACCGGGCCGAACGACGATGGCACTTGGTCGAACTTCACCGACGCTTCTGGCAACGTAATCACGTTCACCGGCAATGCCAATTGTCCGCTGAACAACGGCATCGCCATGAACATGCGGGTGAACTGGACGCGCACCACGGGCACCATCACCATCAATGTGACCGGCAATCGCTGATGTATGGCTGGCTTGTCCTGACGCAGATCCAGAAGGACGCCCTTGTAGCAATCGGGACCGCTCCCGATCTAGCGCCACGGCAAATTGTTACCTCCGAATTGGCTGGCAAATGGGCCAGTCCGGCAAGTCTCCTTGACGACCCAAAGTATGCGGAGTGGGCGCAAGGGCTTTCTTTCCTTCCGCTCCGCACCCTGAGCGCCACCGCGCTTTTCTCCTGAACCCTGAAACCCAGTCCTGAAGCACAGGCCCAACCGGCCTGCTCAACATCCATGTCGAAAGGAAAATTGAAATGGCCGGACTTTACACCGCTGGCGTCCAGACTGACAGCCTCATCACCGGTAGCGAGCACGTCGCGCTCGATACCTTCCTCCCGAGCGGCCAGAACCCGCAGACCGCCAAGCTCTCGCTCGTGCGTCTGGCGATGGCCGTCACCTACCTCTCCAACAACGCGAGCACGACCCCTGTAGCCGGCACCCGCTATTATGTCGATACCTCGGTCGGCACCGATGGCACGGTTGTCACCGGCATCCGCGCTCTGATCGGCGCTGCCGGCGGCACGGACAAGTTCATCTTCGAACTGCATGACTCGACCGGCGCTTTGGTGGCCACGACCGCTCTTGCCGGTGTCGTCGTCGGCTCCGCCAATACCTGGCAGGCAATCCCGTTCACCGCTCCCGTGACGGTCAATGCCGGCGTCTACTTCATCGTCGTCCAGTTGAACGGTGCGGTTGCTGCCAAGTTCGCCACCTACAACGCTCCGGTCACCCCGCTGCTCACTGGCTCGGCAACCGGCACGTTCGGCACCTCGGCCGCGATCACCCCGCCGACCACCTACACGGCCGGCGTTGGCCCTGTGGCGATGCTGTACTGAGGATGATGGATGAGCGCGCCTGTCGGCAACCAATTCTGGAAAGCCAGAAGCAGCCATGGGCGCGCTCCCATATTTTCCAGTCCTGATGATCTTTGGACGGCGTGTGCCGAGTATTTCGAATGGGTCGAAGCTAATCCGCTGTGGGAAGACAAGGTCACGTCCTTCCAGGGAGTGAACACTCACGAGCCGATAGCCAAGATGCGCGCCATGACCATTTCGGGTCTGTGCATCTTCCTGGACATCGATCGGGCAACTTGGGCTGACTACGGGAGGCGCGAAGGTTTTTCCGCCATCACAACGCGCGTAGAGGAAATTATCCGCACTCAGAAGTTTGCCGGGGCGGCTGCCGACCTTCTCAACCCTAACATCATCGCCCGAGACCTCGGCCTTGCCGACAAGTCGGAACTATCTGGGCCAAACGGCGATCCGATCAAAACTGATGTGAAGTTTGAGATCGTCCTCGTCCCATCAAAGGCATCGGACTAGCATTGGGCGACGTATCGCTTAAACGAGCAGAGTTTCCCGAGAAGCTCTCCGTCCTCTTCCAGCCGGCACCCTACAAAGTTCTGCATGGCGGACGCGGTGGCGCCAAGACGTGGGGCATCTGTCGCGCCCTATTGATCCTTGGGGCTCGGAAGGCGCTAACCATCCTGTGCGCCCGAGAGTTTCAGAACTCAATCGAAGATTCGGTCTACAAGAACCTGTGCCAGCAAATCCCGATCTTGGGGCTTGAGGGGCACTACGAGATCCAGGCCACCAAGATATTTGGTCGTCCGGGGACTACGGCAGAAGGGACTGAGTTTTCGTTCAGCGGCCTTCGTCGCAACGTCAAGAGTATCAAATCGAGGGAAGGCGTCGATATCCTCTTTGTGGAAGAGGCGGTCGATGTTTCCAAGACGACATGGGACACGGTTGTCCCGACATTCCGCAAAGACCCTCCTTACGGGCCTTTCGGTCAGGGTTCCGAAATCTGGATCAGTTTCAACCCTGAACTTGAGACCGACGAGACTTACGCTCGGTTCGTGAAGAACCCGCCGCCTGGAGCGGTGGTGGTTCCGATCAACTGGCGCGACAATCCGTGGTTTCCCGAGAAGCTTCGTATCCTTAAGGACACCGCGCGGGAAAACGACCCTGACGGTTATCTGAATATCTGGGAAGGTCACTGCCGCAACTCACTCGACGCAGCGGTTTATGCGAACGAGCTTAGGAAGGCCCAGGAAGAGGGCCGCATCTGTAATGTTCCGTATCGAGAAGGCATCCCGGTTAGCGTGTTCGCTGACCTTGGCTATGCCGACTTCACATCGCTCTGGTTCGTCCAGAAAGTCGGGATGAACGTTCACGTCATCGATTTCCACCAGGACCAGTTTCAATTCTGGCCACACTACCTGAAGCTGCTCCAGGAAAAGCGATACTACTACGACAAAATCTGGCTCCCGCATGACGGAAGTCACAAGGATATCAGTCAGGTAGAAGCAGACAAAACGGTTCTAGGTCAAACCAGAGCGGCTGGCCTGAAGGCCGTTACCGTTCCGAATGTGACCGTAGCGGATGGCATCAACGCGGTTCGCACGGTGTTCCCGTCGCTCTACTTCGATGAAAAGAAGTGTGGCGATGGGCTGAACCACATCAGGCGCTATCGCTACAAGATCAAGGATGCTGGAAGCGCCGAACAATCGCATTCGCGTGAGCCGGTCCACGATGACGCCAGCCACGCGGCTGATGCGCTCCGCTATCTCGCGGTAGGGTTCAAGGAAGGCGCCAAAGAGCGCAAATCCAAGCTGCCGCCGCCACGCACCTCATCAGTCTCGGGAATGTCGCAAGGTTGGATGAGCTGATGAGTAAAAAGACTGAAGACAGCGACATCCTCCAGGAAGCCAAGAAGCGCTTCCAAGCGTGCGAAGACTGGGAAGCCGACTTTCGCAAGCGCTTTGTCGAGGATCTGAAATTCGCCAACGCCGACCCTGAGAACGGCTGGCAGTGGGACCAGGTTCTCCAGCAGAACCGCACCGACAAGCGCAAGCCGTGCCTGACGATCAACAAGACGCGCCAGCACAACCTTCAGATCATCAACGATGCGAAGCAGAACAAGCCGGGCGTGAACATTCGTCCGGTTGGCGATGGCGCAACCTACGAAGCAGCTCAGGTGTTCGAGGGCGTTGTTCGCCATATCGAATATCAGTCCAACGCTGAGCAGGCTTACGATACCGCAACGACCTTCCAGGTTGAAGGCGGCATCGGCTATTGGCGCGTTATCACGGATTATGTCTCGCCTGACACATTCGATCAGGAAATCTATATCAGGCGCATCAAGAACCCGGATACGGTCTATCTCGATCCGGATATCTCGGAGGCGGATGGCTCGGACGCGCGCTTCGGTTTCATCTTCGAGGATATGAGCCGCGATAGGTTTGAGGCGGAATATCCTGACTTCAAGGGCGATGCCGATCTCGACGTGATCGGAAAGGGAGATTCCTGGTGCGCAAAGGACAGCGTTCGCATCGCTGAATATTATCGCCGGGAGCAGAAGGCGGACAAGCTCGTCGCCTTTGTCGATCCGATGACGCAGCAACAGGTCATCATCCGCAAGAGCGTGATGGATGACAACCAGAAGGCGATGTATGAACTGGTGAAGGCTGATCCGAGCACCAACGAGCGCAGCGTCCTCACGGACGAGGTGCAGTGGTTCAAGATCGCCGGCAACAAGATCATCGACCGTCGCGTCTGGCCTGGAAAATTTGTCCCCATCGTCCGCGTGATCGGCGAAGAAACCGTCATCGAAGGCAAGATGGACCGCAAGGGCCATACCCGCGCGCTAAAAGATGCGCAGCGCATGTACAACTACTGGCCGCTTAGTCTGGATACTCCAATCCCGACGCCGACCGGCTGGACCAAAATGGGCGATATCCAGGTTGGCGATGCCATTCTTGATGACGCCGGCAAGCCGACGCTCGTCAAGGGCATGAGCGACGTGTTTCTTGATCGGAAATGCTTCAAGGTCGTGTTTGATGATGGCTCGCATATCATTGCCGATGCCGAACATCCCTGGATTGTCGAGGAGCGCGGAAAGCGCAAGGCGGCTGGCCATGAATGGTCGAAGCGCAAACTGACGACAGAAGAGCTTATCCCGAATGCCCATTTCATCCAGACGGCTCTCCCGCTCGATCTGCCAGCGGTTGATCTTGTCGTTGACCCGTATGTCTTGGGCGTCTGGCTTGGTGATGGCCGCAGCGATGGTGGAGAAGTAACCGCATCGATTGAAGATGAGCCGGGCATGACCGCAGCACTCCGCGCCTGTGGCGTCGATGCCGGTCCTGCAAAGCCGTCTTCAACCGCGATGCGTATCCCGATTTATGGCCTTGTGGGCGATCTTCGCAAGGCGGGTGTGTTTGGCAACAAGCATATCCCGACTGGCTATCTACGCGCATCCTATGATCAGCGCCTTGCGCTTTTGCAGGGTTTGATGGACACGGACGGAAACGTCAACCGCGCGACTCTGCAATGCTCGTTCGATAACACCAATCCAGTCCTTATGGCTGGCGTGGTGGAATTGATCCGCTCGTTGGGCATCAAGGCCTTTGTCAAGAAGCTCGGCGGCAGGACGCATAAATTCCCTAGCGGGAAAACCTATGAATGTTCTCCGTCGGAGAGGGTGACTTTCTCGACCGATCTTCCTGTTTTCAGGATGGAACGGAAGGCCCTTATTTTGAATTGCGGGCGCAAGCAGCATCCCCGCCGCACGAAACGTCACGCCATTAGGGATGTGATTGAAGTTCCGTCGGTCCCGGTGCGTTGCGTGTCTATCGACAGCCCCTCGCATCTGTTCCTTGCTGGCCCCAGCATGGTCCCGACGCACAACACATCGGAAGGCACCGCTCAGGTCGCGCTTCAGACCCAGACGCCGTATATCGCTGCTGTGGAGGCCACCGAGGGATTGGAGACCTATTGGGCCAAGTCCAATCTCGATGACGCGGCCTATCTGCCTTACAACGCCTATGCGGAAGATGGGACGAGGACCATTCCTCCCCCGCAGCGCACGCAGCCGCCGCAGATGGCATCCGCCTACATCGACGGCATGCGCATTTGCGAAAACCAATTGATGATGGCCTCGGGCCAGTATCAGAGCCAGTTCGGCCAGAACGAGAATGCAACCTCCGGCAAGGCAATCAACGAGCGCCAGCGCCAGGGCGACAACGCCACCTATCACTACATCGACAATCTGGCGATCGGCATCAAATACACGGGCAAGATCCTCATCGACCTGATCCCGAAGATTTACGACACGCCGCGCGTCATCCGCATTCTTGCTAAGGATGGAACGGAAGGCGCCGTCCAGATCGATCCGAACGCGCGACAGGCTCACCAGCCGACGCAAGACCCCAACCAGGAGCCGGACGAAAACCAGACGGTTTCGGCCATCTTCAATCCGAACGTCGGCCGCTATGAGATCGAGAGCGACACCGGCCCAGGTTATGCCACCCGTAGGCAGGAAGCGTTCAATGCGATGACGCAGATTGCGGCGCAGGACAAGGGCTTCCTCGAAAAGGCTGGCGACCTGTACTGGAAGGCAGCCGATTTCCCGATGGCCGATGAGTTGGCCGAACGTTATGCGAATACAATCCCGGCTGCTGTGAAGGGCAAAGGACCGCCGCCAGAGGTTCAGCGGCTTCAGGGCCAGTTGCAGCAGGCGCAGGACGCCATTGCCAAGCTGACCCAGCAGTTGAACGACAAGGAGAAGGAAATCAACATCAAGGCCTTCGACTCCGAATCGAAGCGCATCACGGCGATTGGCAATTCCGGCCCGGCGATCACGCCAGACCAGATACAGCCGCTTATCCGCCAGACCTTGATTGAAATCCTCACAGGAGGGCCGCCAGAGGGCGGTCAGGGGCAGCAGATGCCGGCCGAACAGCCGCAAGCGCCTCAGCAGCCGCCTATGGGTCAGCCAATGCCAATGCAGCCGGGAATGCAGCAGTGACGGATTTGAAGGAACGAGTGGCGCGGGCTATTTGGGAACGGCGCCGGGCATTCTCCATGCTGGAATATGGGATCGAATTAGAGCCTTGGGGTGATGGGCGTATCCCTGAAGCAAATGGCGTGATTTTCGAGGCTATGGCTGCAATCGAGGCCGTAAAGCAATCCGACGAGATGCGTCAATTGAATGACGCACAAACCTTCATCAGCACTCCGGGCTTCTTCGCCTCCCGTGACGAAGATTATTCCTATGGCTGGCCGGAGATCGACGCATGAACATCAACATCCGCTCCGGTGACGTTCCGATTCTCATCCGCAAGACCGCCGAGGAAATCGCTGGCACCTTCTACGAGTTGTCCCGCACCGATCGTTTCCGGGCCGAGGCCGGCTCTCAGAAGCAGTTCATCCGCCGGCATTGGAAGGATCATCTCGGCAACGCGGTGCAGAGCCTTGCGGGACTTTTGGGCCAGCCTGGTTTCCCCGAGGATCAGAAGTTGCAGATCCACGATGCGATCCTTGAATTCCACGAGCGCGCCAAACCCGGCACGCCGAAGCTTTCCATGGGAAATTGGCAGTGATGATGTACCATCAATATATGGGCCTCAATGTTGCCCAGCTTCGGGCGGCGATCAATTTCATTTGCTCGCATCGCCGTCACTATTCTGACGCCGACAAACGTCTGGCGTTTTTGGCCTGTGAACTGTCGAGAGAGGTAGCCCGATGAGCAAGATCGCTTACAAGCCTGCCAAGAAGGACAAGGACGACAAGAAGCCCATGAAGGGCGGCAAGGGCTATTGCGGGAAGGCGAAGTGATGGCGACCCACTCCTATTCCCCGAAAGCCGCGGCCAAGGGCAAAGACATCGGTAAGCCCGGCAAGCAGTTCTCCAAGATCGAGAAATCTGCCGCTAAGGAATATGGCTCTAAGGCCGCTGGCGAAAAAGTTGCCGGCGCCGTGCTGTCCAAGCTTCGCGCGAAGAAGGGCAAGTAGCCCGACCGGAATCCCGACACGGCGGGTAACCGTGGCACGTACCGGCGCGTAACACCGGGCTCTCCAACATGGTGAACCATGGCTGACGAAGAACTGGACCCCACGCAGGGGGCGCCGGAAGGCGAAACTGTGGTCAATCCGGGTGATGAAGCGCCTGCACCGGAGCAGGAAACCGAAATAGAGCAGCCTGAAGGCGAAGCGGAACAGCCGGGAACCCCGGAGGAACCCGAAAAGCCCGAGGAGCAGCCAAAGCCGGAGAAGAAGAAGACCCCTTGGGAACTTCGCCGGATCAACGAAGAGACCAACAAGCGCCGCGAGGCTGAAAAGCGCCTTGCCGAGGCTGAGGCCGAACTGAAGCGTCTGCGCACTCCCAAGCCTGCTTCTACCGAAGAGCCAGAGCATCTCGATGTCGAGGCAATCCGCGCCCAGGAGCGTGACCGCATTCGCCTGGAGGAGGCCGGAAGGCTAGAAACCGAGCGCTTCAATGCCGCCTGTAACCAGGTCTACGAAAAGGGCGTTGCTGCGTTTGGCACGGATTTCGACAACGCCACGGCCACGCTGAGCCAGGCTCTTGGCGATGAGATGCAGAAGCGCCCTGAGTTCCTACAGGCAATAACCGAATTGGATAACGGCCATCAGGTCTATTACGAGTTGAGCCGCAATCCCGAAGAAGCCGAGCGCCTGCTGAGGATGTCTCCGGTCAAGATGGCACTGGAGATTGCCAAGATGAGTGCAAACGTTTCTAAGCCTGCCCCCAAGCCGATTTCGAAGGCTCCGGCTCCCGTCGCTCCTGTCGGCGGCACTGCCAAGCCCTCTGTGCGGTTGGAGGATGATCTTCCGATGGACCAGTGGGCGGACAAGTACCTCCGCGATCTGGCTAAGAAGGTCTAGATCTAAAGTGTAGGATGGGTGTCGTAAGTCCTAGGATCTAATTTGTCCGACCACTTACCCCAATACAGCGTGGCATAGATACCCTTGATAATTTCGTCCTGCATAAGGCCGCGAAATTCAGCGGTATCCCAATGTATAAATTCAGGGGGCGGGCTTTTCTTACTAATCTCCTCTATGATTTTGGATCTAGCGACATCCTCGTCCAAGTCCGCGTAACCGTGAACGTATAACGTACTCGACCTTCTAACGTTGAGGAATTGTTTCATTTAATGCTCCTTCTGAAGCATTGAATATACCACTATTCCGCAATGGAATCAATTAACTAAGCGACCGGAAGCTATAGTCCGGGTTCCTCGCCTACCGGGGCGTTAAGCCGGGTTCATGTCCCGTCAATCGCGGTCACGGGCACCGCATCACCGGCAGTTTGAAAGGCTGCCTCCCCTCAGCATTTGCCCGAAAGGACCGCCCCAATGGCTGGTAACACGATCCTCACGATCGACATGATCACCCGCGCCGCTGTTTCGCTCTTCAAGAACAGCAACATGTTCATCAAGAATCTGAACACACAATACGACGATAACTTCGCCATCGACGGCGCGAAGATCGGCGACTCCCTGCGTATCCGCCTGCCGAACGACTTCACCGTCCGTCACGGCGCCGCGCTGTCTGCTCAGGACACCTCGGAAAAGTTCACCTCGCTGAAGCTCCAGACGCAATCTGGTGTGGACGTTGCCTTCTCGACCGCCGAGCGCGCCCTGAAGATCGACGACTACTCCACCCGCGTTCTCATGCCCATGATGAACAACCTCGCTGGCGACATCGCGGCTGACATCATGAGCGGCGCTGACGGCGGCGTGTGCAACTACGTTTCGAACGTGGATGGCTCGAACAACGTCATCTCGCCGAACGCTGCAACGATCCTCCAGGCCCAGGCGTCGCTCAACGACAACTCGGCCCCGATGCAGCCCGGCCGCAAGCTGGTTGAAGATCCGTGGACGGAAGCCAACGTTGTGGCGACCCTCTCCGGTCTGTTCAACCCGTCGCAGGCCATTTCGGAGCAGTATCGCTCCGGCCAGATGAAGAATGCCCTTGGGTTTGACTTCTTCATGGACCAGACGGTCATCAAGCACACGACCGGCTCGTATGACTCGGCCGCCGCAACCTCCAGCGCCGGCCAGACCGGCTCGACCATCGCGGTGGGTGCCATCAACGGCACGCTGAACAAGGGCGACATCATCACCATCGACGGTGTGTATGGCGTCAACTACGTGTTCAAGAAGACCACCGGCAAGCTGCGCCAGTTCGTCGTGACGGCGAATGTGGCTTCGGGCGCGACCTCGATCCCGATCTACCCGGCCATTGTTCCCCCGAACGCCGGCCAGGCTGTGCAGTACCAGACGGTCACGGCGTCCCCGGCCAACTCGGCCGTCGTGCGCCTCGCCAGCAAGGCGTCGGAAACGTATCGCAAGAACCTTGCCTACGCTCCCGAGTCCGTCACGCTGGCCACCGCCGACCTGGTGCTACCGAAGGGCGTCCACGAGGCTGCCCGTCGCAACTACGACGGCATCTCGATGCGCATGATCACCGACTATGTGATCGGCACAGACCAGCTCGCGACGAGGCTTGATGTAATTTACGGCTACCTCTTCGTAAGACCGGAATGGTTGGTTATTGTGGCGGACAAAATTTAATATAGTTGTCCGTTCTAGGATTGTAATAATCCTATTTAAGCAGTACCATCCGGGGCTTAACAACCTCGGATGGTACATCATGGCTGGAAGTCGAACTAAGGATTTAACGGGTCAGGTCTTTGGGGATCTGACTGTCATTCAACAGGCAGAGAGCGTTGCGTCTGGGTCGGCGTGGTGGTGCAAATGCTCTTGCGGTCGCGTGGTTTCAGTCGCGCTGTCTAATCTCCGCAGAGGCCAAAGCAGATGCGGAGGGTGCGGACTAAGCCATGCACGGGTTGACCTAGTGGGGCGTCGATTTGGACGACTAGAGGTCAAGGAATTCAGCCACACCCATCGAACCAGACCATATTGGTATTGCGTTTGCGATTGTGGCTCTGACACGGTTGTGCTGGCCGGTTCTCTGGTGTCGGGAAATACTCAATCTTGCGGCTGTCTAGGCATCGAGCGCAGAACGCAAGCCGTAGTCACTCACGGCATGACCAAGCACCCTCTCTATGACGCTTGGGTCAACATGAAGCAGCGCTGCCAGAATGAGGCGCACAGGCACTACAGCCGCTACGGCGGGCGCGGCATACGAGTTTGCGAGCGGTGGGAATCGTTCCAGGCTTTCGCGGACGACATGCAGCCCACATGGGTTAAGGGCCTGACGCTCGAACGTGAGGACGTGAACGGCCATTATGAGCCGTCAAACTGCACCTGGGTCACGCGACAGCAGCAAGCCCAGAACAAGGAAAAGACCATCAAGGTTGAGCTAGACGGCCAGACGTACACGCTCCCTGAACTGGCAGAGAAATATTCGATCAATCAACACTCGCTTTGGAACCGCTGGAAAGTCGGCAAGCGCGGTTCGGACCTCGTGAAGCCGGTGCGAAAGAAGCGAGAATGAACCGCTACCCACTCCTTCGCTACCACAATCTGACCGGACAACAGCGGATCGTCCTGAGCGCTGAGGAAGAGGCTGAGCTAGGCCCAGAATGGGGCAACGCTCAGACCGATGTCCGTTATCCCACCAATCCCGCGCCGATCATCAAGACGCGCAAATCCCCGCCTATCTTCTCCATCGAAATCCCGGAAGCCAAATGACGCATCAGATGTATCCCATGGCGGTCTACTCGCCCGAGGGGCAGATGTTCATCGTCGAGAATGACGAAGAGCGCTCCGCCATAGTGGCTCAATGGGAAGTAGCGCCCGAGGCTGGCGACGCTGAAACGCCGGACGAAATCATCAAGCGCGGCCCTGGTCGCCCCCGGAAGAATCCATGACCACAGCGCTCGACCTCATCACCGGAGCCATGGACGATGCCGGCATTATCGGCGTTGGCCAGACTCCGTTGGCAGAGGACACCAACAAGGCCCTGACGCGCCTCAATGCGATGATCGCACAATGGTCGCGCCGTCGCTGGCTTGTCTATCATCTGGTTGACGTCGTGTTCACCGGGACAGGTGCGCTTTCCTATTCGATCGGGCCTGGCGGTGATATCAACGCCAATCGCCCGGACCGGATCGAGTCCGGCTATTTTCGCCAGCTTGCCGGCGTTCCCGGGAACAATGTCGATTATCCCCTGTACATTCTCCAGTCGCGTGAGGACTACAACCAGATCATCCTGAAGACCATGACCTCGGTCCCGGCCTATGTCTTCTACGATTCCGCCTTCCCGCTGGGCAACATCTACATCTGGCCGGTTCCGAACCAGACCTATGAGATGCACCTTTCGGTGAAGCCGGCACTGCAAAGCTTCCCGACGCTTGATACGGTGTTCAATCTCCCGCCCGAATACGAGGAGTGCATCCGGCTCAATCTGGCGGTGCGTCTTCGCGTGGCCTACCAGCTTGGCCCGGATGCTGGGCTGATTGGACTGGCCAAGGTTGCGCTGAACACGATCAAGAACACCAACGCGCAGATCCCGCTTCTGCAGATGCCCGGCGACCTCGTGCGTGGCGGCGGTACCTACAACATTTTTGCTGATAGCACGTACTAATGCGCGTTCCTCTCCTCGGCGGTGCATATCAAGCTAGGAACCTCATCGCTGGTGCGCAGCGCTGCGTCAATTTGTACCCAGAGCTCAACCCCGCTGAAGGCTCGCCGCCGGTCCCCGTCACGCACTATCTGACGCCCGGCCTTCGCCAAGTCTCCCAAGCGCCGATTGTAGGCCGCTACAGGGCACTTTATCGCGCGACCAATGGTGACCTGTATGCGGTCATCAACTCGTCGGTCTATTACATCAATGCCGATTATGTATGGACCCTTTTGGGATCGATCACCTTCGGCACCAACACCGTTAACCTCTCCGATAACGGCCTGGTCATTGTCATCGTTGACGGTACGGCGACAGGCTACGCCATCGATATGGCGACCCGAGCATTCGGGACGATCACCGACCCATCGTTCTATGGTGCAACCAGCGTCGATTATCTCGACACCTATTTCATCTTCAACCGCCCGAACACCGCACAGTTCTACATTTCCCTGTCGCTTGTGACCTTCAACATGCTGACGGGAACGCACGGAGCTATCTATCAGGGCTCCATCGTCAAGGGCGGGGCAGGATACACAGACGGCACCTATACGAATGTTCCCCTTGCCGGCGGAACGGGAACTGGAGCGACGGCAAACCTGACGGTATCTGGCGGCGTCATCACGGTGGCGACCATCAACAACGCCGGCACAGGCTACGCCAATAACGACACGCTCACTATCACTTCGACCACTCCGGGAACGCCCGGAGCCATCCAGTCTGGGTCGATCGCGACGGCTGGCTCCTCCTACACGAACGGCACCTATACCGCTGTTCCATTGACGGGGGGCACGGGCACGGGCGCGCAGGCGACCATCGTCATTTCCGGCGGCGTTGTGACCACGGTCACGATTACCGCCAGAGGGTCAGGGTACGTCAAGAACGACACGCTGTCTTGCGCGGCGTCGTCGGTTGGCGGCACCGGTTCCGGTTTCTCATGGCTCGTGACACTGGTCACCGGAGGCTTTGTCTACACCGTGGATTTTGTCCATGGCTACGCCTTCGACCCGCTCGATATCGCGGGGAAAACGGGCGCGGCCGACAATATCCAATGCCTCGCCGCAATCCATGGCGAGCTGTGGCTGGTCGGAGAACTGACATCCGAGATCTGGGCCAATACCGGGGCGGCAGATTTCACATTCGGGCGAATCCAGGGTGCGTTCATCAATCACGGCTGCGTCGCCCCATATTCTCTTTCGCAGCAGGACGTTTCTCTGTTCTGGCTGACTCAGGACAGGCAGGGCAATGCAATCGTGGCGATGAGTTCCGGCTATGCCGTCGAGCGCGTCTCCACCCATGCCATCGAACAGGAATTCCAGTCCTACTCCAAGATTGACGATGCGATCGGCTATTGCCACCAGATCGAGGGGCACGCCTTCTACATCCTGACCTTCCCGACCGCGAACAGGACATGGGCCTACGAACTTTCCACGAAACAGTGGCATGAGCGCGGTTCCCTGGACGGCAACGGCATCCTAAACCGTCACAGAGGAAACGCCTTCGCCTTCGCCTATGGCGAGGGTCATGTGGGCGATTTCCAGAACGGCGCGCTCTACGTCTTCGACCAGGATTATTATTTTGACGGCACGACCCCGATCCCGAGGATCAGGACGTTCCCGCACCTCGTCGGCGAAGACAGCAACCGCGTCGAATACATCCGTTTCGTGGCGGATATGGAAGTCGGTCAATCGCTTGGAACGACCCTTGATGACCCGCCGAAGATATCCCTTCGTTGGAGCGACAATCGAGGTGCAACATATGGCAACCCCGTTCTCAGGTCGATGGGAGCCACCGGTCAATACCTGATTTCGCCTCAGTGGCGAAAGCTTGGGATGGCTCGCGATCGCGTGTTTGAGATATCCTGGTCTGAGCCCGTTCGTACAGCTTTGAACGGCGCCTGGGTCGAAATCAGGAAATCGGCTTCCTGATGGCAACCGATAAATCGCAACCGGGCACGCCGATTGTTCCATCTTCCGGCGAGCCGATCGTCGTCAACGGGAGTTACGTCGCTCCGGTATGGATGCGGTTCTTCAATAACCTCGTCTCGACCGCAGGGGGATTGCCGGGGCAAGTCGGCGTCACGGTACAGCCATACGACCCGCAACTTTCATCGCTGATCCGGCAAAACAGCCAGAGCGCGAATTACACGCTCCAACTGACGGATATCGGCTACCAAATCTACCATCCATCAACGGACACCGCAGCCCGTACATGGACAATCCCGGCAAATTCGGCCGTGGCCTTTCCAATTGGCGCCCCTGTGACTTTTGTCAATGATACCGGTGCCGGCCCCATAACCATTGCGATCAACAGCGACACGCTTGTTCTTGCCGGCGTGGGGTCTACTGGCAGCAGGACACTCGCGGCCGATGGCAATGCGACGGCTCTCAAGATCGGCACAACCCGCTGGCAGATTAGCGGAAGCGGCCTGACATGAGTTCTGCCGGGCAGCAGGCGCTTTTGATGGCTGGCGCGTCTGCGGCGACACTCACATTCCAAGGAGCGACAAGTTTCCCCAGCACGGGGCAGACGGTAACGTTCACCGCCGTTCCGATCGGCGACGCGGCCAGTGGGCGATATGTCTTTGTGGCGATACCATACATCTTGGGCGGTAGCACAAACATCTCCATTGACTCGGTGACGATCGGCGGTGTTACCGCAACGATCCACGCGCAGATATTCGAGCCTCCGGAAGTCGCGGTTGGTGGAGTTGCATTGGTTTCGGCGCCTGTGCCCATGGGCACGACCGCCGATATCGTTGTGACGTGGCCAGCGTCCGCCGTTGTTCATGAGCCAGAAATAGCAGTTTATCGCGCGACCGGACTGCGGTCATTGACGCCAGTCGATATCAAGGCGCTCGCGCCAGTATCCACCACGGTCTCGGCGACCGTGAATGTCGTGAAGGGCGGCATAGTCATCGTCTGCTTCCACACCTACTCCAGTGGAGCGACTTCCAGAACAATGACCGGGTTGCCAACCGACTACACGGTCAACCCGACCTCTGGTCGCTTCTATTTGGGGGGCGGGGAACAAACCTCCGCCGATGGAACCGTAACCGCCGTCGTGAATAGCACCACGAGCCAGGTCTGGAGCGCGGTCATGGCGTCGTTTCGATAGGAACCTCATGAAGTATTTCCAGCATCTCGCGGCAGGCATCAACGTCACGCCGCTCCTCAATGCGTTGCAGCGCCAGCCCGAGCTTTGGAACCAGCATCCGATCAGGACGAAGCATCCTGGAACAGCTCATGCGGACGTGAGCGACATTTTGCTGAGATTTAATGACTACTCCGAATTCGAGCGCACTGGCGACCCGACCACGGTAACCGACGACAAGGAGTGCATCGCGTTTCCGGCTTGGGAGAAGCTACCGCAGATCAGGCCCATCATCTTCGATCTGATGCGCACGGTGGAAGCGACGAGGCTCGGTCGCGTCATCATCACGAAACTGCCGCCGGGCAAGACCATCACGCCCCATGTCGATGGCGGGGCGCCGGCAACCTACTATGAGCGATTCATGGTGGCCCTTCATTGTCTTCCCGGTGCGGTTTTCCACATCGGAGACGAAAGCGTCAATTTCCGTTCCGGGGATGTCTGGCACATCAACAACAAGGTCGAACATTCGGTGGTGAACAACAGCGCCGACGATCGCATTGTCTGCATTATCGATCTGAGGTGCGCATGATTTCCGCTCAGATCGAGGTGCTGGACGCCGAAACGCTCAACGAGGCCAAGCCGCTACTTCCGAACCATTATGATGAGCTTTCGGAGCACAAGCAGGCCGGCATCCCGCTCGATCCTCAGTTCGATCTCTATCTTGCTCGTTCTGCCGCCGGCCAGGTCATCTATGTGACGCTCAGGGAGCGCGGCGCGCTTATCGGGTATCTCGTGTCGTTCGTGGCACCTGGAATGCACTACCGAGGCTGCCTGACCTGTACGACGGACATTTTCTACGTCACGCCGGACCTTCGCGGCCTCCACGGCGGCGCGCTGCTCTTCGATGCGTGGAAGAAGGAATGCTCCCGGCGCGGCGTCAAGCTGATGCAGATCGGCATCAAGACGCGCCATGCGAAATATGCCGGCCCCCTGCTTGAGGCGGCGGGTTTCCAGGCCACGGAACTGATGTTCTGGCAATTTTTGGACAAGGAATAAAACCAATGGTTGCAACCGCCATCATCGGGAGCGCTGTGGTTGGTGCTGGCGCGTCTCTTGCGGGCGCCGATGCTCAGGCAAGCGCCACGAAGAATGCATCCGCCCAGCAGATGGCCATGTACCAGCAGACCCGCAAGGATTTGCAGCCCTACCAGCAGTTCGGTCAGGTCGGCGCCAATATGCTTCAGGGCCAGCTTCCAAGCCTCACTGCGCCGATCACAATGGACGAGGCGACGCTTCGCAATACGCCCGGTTACCAGTTCAATCTCAACCAGGGCTTGAAGTCAGTGCAGAACGGCGCGGCGGCGAGGGGGCTTGGCGTCTCCGGCGCAGCCATGAAGGGTGCGGCTTCCTACGCTACCGGTCTGGCGGATTCGACCTATCAGAATCAGTTCAATAACGCCAACACGAACACCACCAACGCCTACAACCGCCTGATGGGCGTCTCCCAGCTTGGTGAGAACGCGGCGGCCCAGACGGGGGCCTATGGCACGCAGACGGCACAGTCGATCGGTAACAACACCATCCAGGGTGGCAATGCCACGGCAGCGGGCTATCTGGGCGCGGCTAATGCGTTGACGAATGGCGTCAATTCGTATGCCCAATACTCAGCGCTGAAAAATGGTCTTTATAGCTAGGCCCGGCCGGAATCTGTGAAACTTGAGCGTAGGTTAGCGCAGCCATCTTGACCTCCTGACAGGTTGGGCTGGTTAGAGCGCGTCGTCGGCCGGCAAGCCTTCGGCGCGTTCGTTTTTATATCATTATCGCGGTCTAGCCGCAAAGGGTGAGCCAATGGCTGACGGAACCGTAAACACCGACATTTATCCCAAAGCCAACCCCATCAATCCGCTTGAGATTGCGGGGCAGGCGGCGCAGTACCGCAACCTCCTGATCCAAAATCAGCGCCAACAGGTTGGCCTCTCGCAGGACAAGATCAATCTCGCCCATCAGCAGTACGGCCAGCTTTCGCAGTTTCTTGGCTCGCTTGCTCAGGATCCGCGCATGGCCACCAATCAGGGGCCGGCGCTTCTTCACCAAGCCACACAGCAGGCCGTGCAGCAGGGATGGATTACGCCGGACATCGCTAATGTCGAATTGGCAAACATGCCGACCGATCCGACACAGATCCCTCAGTACCTCCAGAGCCTGAACACCCGCGTCCAGGATGCCGCCGGGCAGTTTGCAAAAATCTACGGCGAGCCGTCCACGATCAACAATGGCAATACGATTGTTCCGGTCACGGCAAGCCCGTTGACGGGCATCCGTCGCATCGGCGCGGATATCCCTGTCCAGACTTCGCCGTCCGAACGGCTGACGCTTGTCCCCGGTACGAATGCTCAGGGCCAGCCAACGGTTACGCCAGCCGGCGTCATTGCGCAGCAGGCCGGCATGAACCCGCTCACGGGCGTTCCCGCAACGGCCCCTAACCAGCCCGTCAATCAGCTTCAGCCATATCCACAGGGGCAGGCACCGGTTCCGGCTGCTCAGGGCGGTAGCGTTGTCACTGGCGTATCTCCGGGTGCGCTGGAGGCTAATAAGGCAACTGGTACGGCGAGCGGCCAGCAATTGGCGGCCGATACCGCCCAAGAGGCTAATTTCCAGTCGGATATCTTGCCTCTCCAGAAAGCCAGGGACGCACTTATTTCCTTGGGAACGACAGGCACTGGTCCGGGGACGGAGCAGATCAACGAAATCAAATCGTTTGCCCAATCCATGGGGCTGGGGACGCTCGCCGGCATCGACCCTGACAAGATCAAGAATTTCGACGAGGCCAAAAAATATCTGACGCAATACGCCTCGCAGGCCGGGAGCCCGAACACCAACGACAAACTGGCAGCGGCCTTCGCTGGAAATCCAAGTGTCGGCATTTCCAATGCGGCGTCGGTCGATGTGCTCAAAACCGCCATGTCGTTGCGCCGAATGCAGAATGCCAAAGTGCGCGCTTTCCAGGCTTCTGGAGAACAGCCGAGCGTCTACAACCAATGGGCCGCGAAATTCAATTCGAGCCAAGATCCGGTCGCCTATGGCTTCGACATGATGTCGCCGGACCAGCGCAAGAAATATGTCAGCGGCCTTTCGCCGGCGGAGCGGCAGAAATTCGTCGGTTCGCTGCAAACGGCAACGCAACTCGGCCTTGTGACGCCTCCTAGCGGGAAATAGCAGAATGCTGACTGGAGACATGCTGTTTCAGGGTTTGCTTTCGCGCGGGTTCAACCGCGCCCAAGCGGCCGCCCTCGTGGGCAACATGAAGCAGGAGTCCGAATTCCGTCCCGGCGTCGTCAACCCGGGCGAGGGCGCGCAGGGGCTGATCCAATGGCGTCAGGGCCGTTTGACCAACCTGAAGAATTTTGCTGCGCAGAACGGTCAGGATTACACTGATCCCAATGCTCAGCTTGATTTCATCGTGCATGAAATGCAGGGGCCGGAGGCCAAGAACGCCGCTGGATTCCTGAAAGCCAATGATGTCCAGAGCGCCAATGCCGCCCTCAAGAAATACATTCGCTATGGCGACAACACAGAGCCGGTACGCCTCCAGAATGCGATGGCCTATGCAGGCGAGGGCAGCGGGAACGCGGCTCTTGCGGCCGTCAACAGCATGGCCGAAGGCAATCCCGTCCCGCGACTTCCGGTCCAGTCCGTCAACTTCGTCCCGCCTCCTTTCAGCCAGCAGCAGGGCAATTACACGCCGCTGATAGGCGATCAGCCCGCGCCGCAGTCTCAGGCTCCGCAGGCCATCGAACGCGCTCCTGCGCCTCCTGTAGTCGCGCCCGATGCCAACCAAGACCCGTTGAAGGCTTGGGGGATCGATGCGGAGCAGCCAGCGGCCGGGCAGCAGCCACCCGCTGCGCCTGAACAGGATATACTCAAGGCGTGGGGCGTCGATCCTGGAGAGCCAACGCCGGCTGGAGATTTGGCGGGATCTCAGAACGAGGCCCCGGCTGACACAACGTTCGGCCAGAAGGTCGGCAACGCGATAGACACGGCAGCGGAATATGCCGCTCCGGTTGCCGGTTTTGTCAACAATGTCGGCCGCCAGATAGCTACCGGTGTTCCGGTAATCGGCGGCGCGCTTAATAAAGCCGATGCGGCCACGAATGCGCTGATCGCTCCGGTTCTCAATCCGCTTTTCTCGAAAGAGAATCAGCTTCAGGGCAATACCTTCGGTGAGCGCTATCAGAACTCGCTCGCGATGCAGAACGGGCAGGATCAGCAGTTCCAGTCCGACCATCCGGTCATTTCCACGGGCGCGCAGATTGCTGGTGGCATCGGAGCCTTGGGCGGCGCTGCCTCTGCCATACCGGGAGCCGGGACCGCTCTCGGCTTGAGCGGCAATCTGGCTACCCGCACTGTCGCTGGGGGCTTATCTGGTGCAGCCCTCGGTGGCGCCGATGCCGCTGTGCGCTCCGAAGGTGATCCAGAAGCCATCAAGCGCGGCGCGGAATTTGGCGGTGCGGTTGGTCTTGTAGCGCCCGCCGCCGGGGCGGCGCTGGGCGGCGCGGTGAATAAGCTTTTTGGCGGCTCCGTCCCTGAACGCGTGGCGCAACTCGCTCAGCTTGCGCGGGATAAATACGGTGTCAATGTCGGTCCGGGACAACTTTCGACCAATCCCACGATCAAGTTCCTGGATAGCGTGGTGAACCGCCTTCCCATGAGCGGTGGAACTGCGGCGAAGGAAGCCCAGCAGCAGGCGTTCAACAGCGCCGTCGCAAACTCCTTCGGTGAGACCGCGAAAGAGGTCACGCCCGAAGTGATCGATGCAGCAAAGGGGCGCATAGGAAAGGTCTTTGACAGCGTTGCCGAACGCACGCCCGCAATCAAGGCGGACGGCCAGTTCCAGGATGATATCCTGAACACCTTCAAGGAAGCGGAACAGACGCTCCAATCCTCGGAGATTGAGCCGCTGCGCAAGATGATGCTCGGCATCGTCCAGAAGTACAAGGAAGGCGGCAATTCGATCGACGGCGAGACCTACCAGGCATTGACCCGCAAGGGTGCCCCGCTTGACCGCCTGATGAACTCCAATGACCCGAACATCGCCTATTCCGCAGGCCAAATTCGCGATGCGCTAGATGGCACATTGGAGCGCAGCGCGCCGCCATCGGCACTGTCCGATCTGCGCACCGCACGTCAGCAGTGGAAAGCGCTGAAGACCGTTGAGCCATTGGCGGCCAAATCCGCCACGGGTGACATCTCGCCGGCCCTTCTGATGGGGCAGGCATCGAAATCCTATGGAACCGCTACATACGGGAAGGGGTCAGACCTTGTGGATCTTGCTCGCATCGGCCAGCAGTTCTTGAAGGAAGCCCCGTCAAGCGGTTCAGGCGAGCGCATCTTGCTCCATAATGCGTTGCTAGGCGGAGGGCTTGGAGGGGCGGGCGGCCTGGGAATAGCGGGGCTCGTCATGAATCCTTCTGCCATACCGATGGCAGCTCTTGCCACAGGAGCTGGCCTTGCGGGATCAAGAATAGGCGGCGCGCTTCTCCGCAGCCCGTATCTCGCCAACAAGATGATCCAGAACAGCCTCGGCCAAGTCGGCGCGAACTATCTCCTTCGCGCGGTTCCAGAAGGCATTGCTGTCCCGCAAGTCAACCGCCGCCAGCCGCTCGATCTTACCGTCCGGAGACCGAACAAGCTTCAGTAGCGGGATTTTTGCGCGCGGTCGGCTGCCCAGAAAAGTAAGGCCATCGTGGCGAGCCCGACGAAGAACCCGTCACCAAAACCATCGCTGACGCCATAGATGGCAAATCGGACGGCCCAAAAGACGCCCAACATACCAGCGGTGCAAAGAACGTAGGCAACGGCGCGACGCATCAATAGCAACTCGTGCTGATCTGGGAGCCGATAGCGCTACTCGTGCAGTTGAGGGGGCGGCTCGTTTGTAGGGGCGGCAAATACACTGGATTCGCTACCGGACGGCTGGCTAGAAATGCCACGGCGGCACGTCGGCGTTCATCGATACCAGTTTGCATGCATTGGGCAAAGGCATCGGTGCCTTTCTTGAAGCCGAAGTCGGAACAGTTTTGAGCCTGAGACGAAAGAATTCGCTCCCTGGCGGCCTGCTGATCTACGCAGCCCGCCAGAAGAAACAACAGCAATACTGATTTGCGCATGGCGCGCAGATAATACCCAAAACCCTGAAAATTCAAGATCAGCACCAACGGGGAAGGGGGCTTTGCCCTCCTTTTTCGCTCGGAGACGTTAATGGCAACCATCCTTCCCTTGGCGGAAACGCAGTTCAATGACGCGCTCGGTGTGCCGCTGGCTGGCGGCAGCGTGTATTTCTACACGCCATCGACCACGACGCCGAAGGACACATATCAGGACGCCAACCAGACGATCGCCAATTCCAATCCAGTCATCCTAGATTCCGCCGGTCGGGCCATCATCTTCGGCTCCGGGGCATATCGTCAGGTCGTCTATGATGCGAACGGCAACCTGATCTGGGATCAGAATACGTCGGAAGCAGTCGTCGGCCAGGCATCATTCGGCGGCACATCGACGGGCTCCGCCAACGCTCAGATCGTGTCGGTCGGCACATTCTCCGGCGCCGATGGGAGCACGATCAACTTCACAGCGGGTTTCACCAATACCGGTTCGATGACGATCCAGGTTGGCCCATCCGGTTCGCCTATCGCGGTCCTGAAGAATGGTCCATCCGGTCCAGTCAATCTCGTAGCTGGCGACATCGCGGCCGGCAACATTTACTCGGTTTCCTACAGCGTGACGCTCGGCACCTTCCAGCTTCTTCAGTCGATTCCGCCAGTCATCACGATCGCATCGCAGGCGCAAGCACAGGCCGGCACCGACAATACCACCGTAATGACGCCGCTGCGGACCAACCAGGCCATTCAGGCGCTTGGCACGCCTGCGCCGGCGGTGAAGGTTGGTTCCTGGCCGTTGCGTTACAATGCAGCGGGGACGTTGCCGGAATATGTCCATCCGATCGTTGCCGGCAATTTGAACAGTCTAAAGGTTCAGGTGACGAGCAATACTCAGGTCACCGTTACGGGCCCTCTTGGACTTAGCGTAACGGCAGATATCTCGACCTCTGGCGCAAATGGCTTGGATACCGGCGCCGAGGCGCCCTCCACATGGTATAACGTCTGGGTGATCTGGAATGGCGCAACCCCTGCCGCGCTGATTTCGCTAAGTGCAACCGCTCCGACAATGCCGGCTGGCTATACGACAAAAGTCCGCGTCGGGGCGATCCGAAACAACGCGTCGTCGAACCTCTGGCATAGCATTCAATACGCCCGCAGGACGCAGATCGTCGTTAGTGCCAATCCCACCGCGTTGCCCATCATAATCTCTGGCAACAGCGGGAGCATAAGCGCCCCCGTATGGTCAGCAGTACCGGTTTCCTCGTTTGTTCCGCCGACTGCCTCAGCCATCGACCTTCTGCTCTTCCAGAACCAGGGAAACTCGTTGAATACGTCTCTGATGGCCGCTCCGAACAACTCGTACGGGGCGTACAACAGCAATTCCAATCCGCCGCCCATGGTTCTTCAGAACGGTGCCAACGAATATATGCGCATGGGGCTGCGCTGCATGATGATCTTGGAATCCACCAACGTCTATTATGCCAGCAATGCCGGTGGCGGCCCAGGTCTGGCCTGCTGCGGCTGGGAAGATACCCTTTAGTCTCGGAGCTTCTTGAGTTCATCCTTTGTCCAGCGCATTTCGTGGCTGGGGAAAATGTCGTCGATGAACCAGAAGCCTGCGGCGAGGGCAACCACTGCTCCAAAGATCAACAGATAGAGCACCCTCTAATCCCGCCCGAGCCATGCGTCCACATCTGGGGCTCCGTCCGGTGGCAAACCACGGCTTTCCCATTTGCCGGTTCCAACATTAAACCGGCGGTAGCTAAAGTCGCCACCGGAAGTCGAAATATCCCAGCGGTCCAGCCCAAGCATCGGCGCGACAAGACGCATCGCCCAAACATAGATCGCGGATAGCAAACGCCGCATGTGAACCCCTCCGCCGTCAAGACCGGCAACTTTCCACCCTCTCCAACAAAAAATCAAGGCTCGCTCAGGCGGGCTTTTCGCCGTGGAGCAATCATGCCCGATATTGCAGATGTAGCCTGGTCAGAACACGACGAGCGCAATAGCGAAGCCGTGCCGAATGGCTGGCCGACTGGCGCGTTCCCGGCCTACACGGATCTTGTCGGCCAGATGATGATGGGCGCCACCAAGCGCTTCTGGAACAAGATCAACCCAGTTTATCAGACCACAGGCACAGGGGATAACTACGTCGTCCAGACCGAGATCGGCATCGACCAGATCAACCTCTACGAGATCCTTTGCATCCGTATCGACCGGTCCAATACCACCACGACGCCAACGCTCCAGTTTGGCGCCACCAACGCGCGGACGATCGTCAAGGCCGGACCCTCGGGCTATGTACCGCTGGCGGCCGGCGATATGTATGCCGGGAACTCGCATACCTTCTGGTACAACGGGGCGTTCTATATCCTCGTCGATCCGGCGGTCATTGTCGGCGGTACGGTTCAACCCTATTCGCCCAACCTGACTAGCTGGGCTGCAATCACGCGAGCCGCCGGCTTCGATACCTGGGTTTCATCCCCATCAAGCGCCAATCTCGCTGCGCTTGTCGGGGATGAAACCGGGACGGGCGCGCTGGTCTTTGGAACCGGTCCAATGCTTTCTGCGCCGTTGTTAGCCGGCGGAACGAGCGGCACGACTGTCCTACAGGCATCGGCAAACGCAAGCGGCACGCTCACGCTTCCCGCCGCCACGGATACGCTCGTGGGTCGCGCCACCACAGATACGCTCACCAACAAGACGCTGACCTCTCCAATCCTGACCGCGCCAGCCCTCGGCACGCCAGCATCCGGCGTTATGACCAATGTCACCGGCCTGCCGCTCACGACTGGCGTTACCGGCACGCTGCCAATCGGCAATGGCGGCACGGGCCAGACAACGGCATCTGCCGCTTTCGACGCGCTGTCCCCAAACACAACGCGCGGCGATATTACGTTCCGCAACGCGACCACGAACGCCCGCCTAGCGGCGTCTACTGCCGGTTATCACCTTCAGACAAATGGAACGAGTGCTGATCCTACATGGGTCGGGTTTACCCAGCCTGGTACTGGCGCGGTCACGCGCACATGGCTTGGAAAAGCCCAAGACGCCTTCAGCGTCAAAGATTTTGGCGCGCTGGGAGACAATTCGACTGACGACACGACGGCGATCAACGCGGCGCTTACGGCAGCCAATGCGGCTTCGCCACAAAGAGGGGTCTATTTCCCGGCTGGTACTTACATCGTGTCATCGGCCATTACGATCCCAACCGGCGTGCGAGTTTTTGGCGAAAGTTATGCCACCACGACAATCAAGACAAATTCGGCGACGGCCAACATATTCGACCTGACAAACTCGTTCGTGACAGTTGAAGAGCTTCAGTTCGCGTCATCTGTCACGCGATCAGCGGGCAGCTATCTTAATATCAATACTACCAATATCAGTATTCGCCGCTTCTATATGGCTGGCGCATTTACTGGTATCACGCTGGGCTCGTCGTGTTCGATCATCAACATTGAGGATGGCGAGATTTCCGCAACCGTCGCGTCAACCGGCAATAGTATCGTCCTCAATGGCGGTCTTGCCATCTATATCCGCAACGTCCTCTGCACCAATTCTTCCGGCGCTCGGCCGTTCTCGCATTGCCTTGTGAACAACGGCGGCGACTATAATATTTCTGATAGCGGCTTCATGCTGGCGACCCACAACATGTATGTTGACCCGGGGACTGGCCAGTCGGTCGTAACGCTGCGCTGCAACAACGTCTATTTCGATCAGGGCGGGGCCAACGGCCTCATCGTCACACCATCCAGCACGGGTGCTATGTTGCGCTGCGACTTCGTGCAGTGCTGGTTCACGCAGTGTGCCACGGCTGGCGTCAACTTGAGCGGCGGCGGTTCGACCGTCATTGACGGCATCGACTTCATCGACTGCTACATGTTTGCCAATGGTACTGGTATCGGCATCTCCGGTTCGACGGTCAAGAACGTAAACGTCATGGGCTGTCAGCTTGCGCAGAACACCATCGCAATATCTCTGGCGGCGGCTTGTACGCAAGTCCGCATCATTGGTAACAAGATAGGTGCAGCTTCAGGCTGGACCGCCAACACAACGGGTATCCAGCTTTCGGCTACGGCAATTGACAATGTGCTGATCCAGGGCAACGATCTGAACGGCAGTACCACGCCGATTTCCAATTCGGCGACCGGCACACACAATCGTATCCAAGACAATCTCGGTTACAACCCGGTTGGCCTGACGGCAGCGGCAACGATGGGCGCATCTCCGTTCACCTACACCGCCGGCCCGACGCCGGAAACCCACTACGTCAAGCAGTCCGCGACCAATACGGCGACCATCACCAAGGGCAGCCAGCAGATTGCGGCGCTGGTGAATGCCTCGACCTACTACACTATCGAGCTGGGGCCGAATGAAAGCTACATCACGACTTGGACGACGACGGCGCCAACCTATACGCGCGATACACATTAGGCGCAGCCGATTTCCGTCTGAAAACTGAAGGAATACCCTATATGGACCTGTCACCCGCAGGCGCCGCTTTCGTGCGCTATGAGGAAGGCTTCGTCAGCCACTACTACAGAGACGCAGTCGGCGTTGGCACGATTGGCGTTGGCTTCACCTGGGGCTCTGCGGCTTTCCGCCAGTGGTGGTCCGCGAACAAGCCAGGGATGGCTTTCGGCCCAGGCGCAACGATGACCCGCGGCGAGGCGGAGAAGTGCCTAGTCTATCTCTTTGCGAATGAATACGGAAAAGCAGTCAATCAGTTCCTCGGCCATGACGTTCCGCAGAACGTTTTCGATGGCATGGGCTCGCCTGTTTACAATCTCGGTCCCGGCTCCCTGCAATGGCGCTGGGCTGCGCTCGCAAAGGCCGGCGATTATCCGGGTTGCGCCGCTGCGCTTCGCATCACCGGGACGACTGCGAAGGGCCGCACGCTTTCAGGGCTTGTCCGTCGTCGCAAGGAAGAGGCGGCCCTGATCGAGAGCGGTGTCTATGCCGCCACCGGAGCAGCGCCCGTTCCAACCACTTCAGATCCAATGTCTGACGGTATGCTGACGCGTGGCGAGCGCGGTCCAGCAGTAGCCTCGCTCATCGCTGATCTGGCGGAACTTGGCTACTACAAAGGCAATCTCGATGACATCTTCGGCTATGGCACGGAATCTGCCGTCCTTGCTTTCCAGCGTGATCATGGGCTGAAACCTGATGGCATAGCTAACGCGGACACACTCAAGGCCATCAACCTCCTTCTGGTGCCCAAGCCGGCCTCGCCAGCGCCCGCCGCGCCCGTTCCAGCGCCAGCCACACCTCCGAAGGCTTCAGCCGCTCCTGTGCCCTCCAAGCCGGTCGCCAAGCATGTCGGCATTGGCGTGAGCGCCATCGCTATCGGTGCTGCCCTGGCGCAGTGGTGGGGCGACATTCTCCATTGGGTTCATCACTGGTTCTAGCCCGATCTCCTCATCCGCCTGTGGTGTGGTATATCGCCCATATTTTCTGCGTGAGTCTTCCACGAGAGATGCTTTGGATTTACGCACCCAAGATGTCCGTTGCCGCAGGAGTGCGCCGCCTCGTGCTCGGGCGTTGGCGGCTTCCCGTGCGTCATTTCGCAAATGAAGCGGGAGGCGATTTGGTGGCCACCAAAGCTAATCCTCCCGTAGCCCTGTCTGTCTCTGGTATACGGCCACTGGATGCATTCATTTGTCTCGGAGTGCCTTAAGCTAAGAGCGAATTCCTCAGCCTTGCCTACTGGCAGACGGCCAGCAAGCGGGTCACCGTGGCGCCAGTTTCGTAGGTAATGCGCGGTACACATGCCGGCGCCTGGTTTTCTTAATTTCCCACAATCGGGGATGCAGCAGATATCGGATGTCCACCTGTTCCGTGGCGGTGGTCCCCCTAGCGGATCTCCATACTTCTTCCATCGCCAGACGTGGGCCGAGCACCACCCGCGAGAATCGTGGCGCTTGCCGCAATCGGGAATCGAACATATTCGTGAACTAGCCATTCTGACACCTCATCCGTGTTGGCTTGGTTAGAGCGCGTCGCGGGCCTGCCAGCCCCGGCGCGTTCGCTATTTGTACCACAAAATCAACGGCTATGAAAAGGAAACCCTAATGTGGCTAGGGCTGAAGAACTTTTTTTTGCACAGTGAAACGATCCTGCTGGCCCGGCTTCAGACCTTCGCCGGCATCGCACTTGGCGCCTTCCTCGCGCTCGATCCGAGCCTGTTTCAGGCTTATGTCCCCTCAAAGTGGGTGCCTGTCTATCTTCTCGGTATCGGCATCGTCACCGAGTACGCGCGCCGCCGCAATGACCCCGATATGGGCAAGGGGCAGTGAGATGGATCAGCCTATCACCATCCTCGACGCCATTGTCATCGCACTCTTCGCCATCGGCGGAATCTGCGGCGGCTTCGTCACCGTCAAGGTGCTCGCCGGCTACGTTCGCGGAATGAGGCCCTGAAATGGGTTGGCTCCTCCAACTCCTCGGCGTCGATCCGATCGGCAAGATCATCGACGGCATGAACGCCGCGTACAAGGCAAAGCTGACCGCTCAGAATGATGCCGACCGCATTGCCGCTGACGTGACCATTCAGCGATATCAGGCGCTCCTTGAGCAGCAGAAGCTTCAGGCGAGTGTTGTCACAACTGGCATGTCTCACAAGGCGTTCTGGATACCCTGGCTCATTGCCGCTGTTCCGACTGCCGCGTGGTTCGGCTGGGGCGTTATGGACAGCTTGTTCGGCGGCTCGCTACCGCATGTGGCCGAACTTCCTCCGCAGCTCAAAGAGTACGCGGATATCGTTTTCCAAAACATCTTCTATGTGGGCGGCGGAGTTGCCGGGCTTGGCGCCATCGCTAATGCGATTGGGGGCCGCAAGTGACTGAGCATGAATTGAAGAAGATCGTCTCCGAAGCTGTATCGGAAACCCTCCTGAAGCTTGGCATCGATGCGAGCGACCCGGTCGAGCTGCAAAAGGATATGGCCCATCTGCGCGCCTGGCGCGAGAGCGTTGCCACCGTCAAGCGCCAATCGCTCGTAACCGCAGTCGGCATCGTCATTGCCGGCATGCTCGGCCTGCTCTGGCTGGGCTTCAAAGGCTCCTGATACGCGCTCGCGTATATCCGCCGAGCATACGCATTCGCGCATAATCTCATGGGCCTCCTTGCTCTAGCGCCCAATCGACCAAAATCCTGATCGCTTCTGACCTGCTAGGCATGCGCGGATGCTGCTTGCGGCGCCACTCCTCAATGCGATCAACCCAAGCTTTCGTGGCCACAATCTGCACCCGTTCGGTTTCCGACTGATCGTCAAGTTTTGGCGGCACGTCTCATCCTCAGTTTCCGTCGAATTTTCATACAAATTTCTTGCTCATAACGCCATCAGATGTATGATGTGATTCGACACATCTTACACACCCATATGTGAGTAGGCACAGGCAAAGTCAACCCCACCAAGCCGGAAGGGACAAACGGTCATGGGTGAGAATTCTAGCTTCCGAGTGGCATTTGTGCTTGCGTTACTCGTAACCTCAACCTGTGTTTTGGCGTTCGGGCTGGTCGTCCACACGATCAAGGTCCAAGCGGACGCTGATGGGTTCGTGACCTGGCACAAGGTCTTCTACGATGCCGCCGTACCCAATTCCCCGGCGCCCGCCGATCCTGCTCCGTCGCGGCCCGTCGTCAACATCACCGACGATCCCGGCGGCTCCGTCATGGAGTATTACCAGAAGTACGCGGCTCTGAATGCTGCGGGCACAGAGATCCACTTCCATGGCGGATGTTTCAGTGCTTGTACATTGGTCTTTCTGAAGGAATTCACCGGCATCAAAGCCTGCGCCGACGACGGCGCCATCTTCGGTTTTCACAAGCCCTTCCAGGAAATCAACGGCAAGGTAATCCGCACCAAGTCAGCCGTGCGCGATACCCGCAAGCTCTGGGATGTCTTGCCCAATGACCCGCCTAGCAATCCTCAACTTCGGTTTCGCCTGCTTCGTCGCTTGGGCTTGGTGGCTTGGATATATCGGTTTCGTCTTCACACATGACGAATCCCACATCACATACATGATCGCGGTGGTTTTTGTTTGGTGTATCGCCCGCGTTTTCTGGGGGAAAACGGTAGTGTCTCAGTTTGAAATTTAAGCTCTAGGGCGCTGCCGCATTATCACGGGAACCGAAGTGTGCGCTCTGACCCACTGGCGCGTCTCGGGGCAGATCCAACCTAAGAGCCTGAGAATCGACGCATAGTCCTCTGAGAGATTGCGACCGATAAGCGGCTCATGATGGAAGATGCGGTTACGCAAATCTTGAATTTGGTTGGCGGTGCCGCTGACGTTCCGGATTCCTTGGCCAGCGGTCAAATGTGGAAACGCAACCTCCGTCTGGGTCGCCCAGATATGCGGATTGTATTCTCGCTTGAGCATCGCAGCCCAGAATCCAAGCATGAGAGATGCGACAATTTGATCCGTATGGGGCTCAACCCCATATTTGCGACGAATGCGCTGCGCCGCTTTGTCGATATCGCTACAGCGCTCAATGCCAAGTGCATTGCGGCATGCAGCTTCCCCCCACCAAACCAGGCCAAATTCCGCCGCTATTGCGGCTGATATTACGTTTCTGAGTGCGACCTCAGCGGCCTGCAAAGGAAAATGGAAACTTTGGCCGACTGCTGCGTTCCATAGGTAGAGACGAATGGCGACGTCTTCGTTAAAGCCAGCCGCCTCCAAATACGTACCCCATCTGCCCGCCGATACGGTTCGGCCAAAGGCAAACATTAAGTCCGCTGTAACGGCTGCTGCGATAGGGTCTTGACGAATTGGCATGAAAGAGTAGTTTCCAAGAGCGCGCCGGTACCCGCCACTGCTTGCATGCGGAGCCGGACTAGATAGAGCCCTCGGACAGCCCCCAAGGCCCTCCGAGGGTTTCGACTTTTAGATGGTACCCCGCTTCTTATATGAGCCGCGCGGCCCGGGTTTTGGGGCAACGGCGTCCATCTTCTCGCAAAGGTCGTCCATTGACCAGAGGGTCTTAGATACGCCAGCCGCCATAGCCGGCGTCATTTTCAGCGTCTTGTGCATTTTTATGAAGTTGTACCAAACCGTGTAAATCGCGACCATGTGGACATGGTTGTCGAACTTCTTTGAGAACGCGTTGGTGAGGCGCGTGAAGCGGCGGTTTGCCATGCGCATGGTGAGGTTGGCGCGTTCGATATGCGACGTGCTGACATGCACCGGATCGGGATTGCCTTCGATCCGCGTCTTGGTCGCGCCAGTGCAGACAGCCGGGCTATAGCGGCGCTCTGGCGACTTGTTGCTCTCCGGCTCGCCGTACTGCTTCACAAGCATGGCGTAATCGATGTCAGCGCCAAAGGCTTCCTCGACCGCATTTAGATAGGCACGGTGACCATCGGTCGTAAGCTGTACGCGGTTGGCAAGACGGTCCTTCACGTCGTCCATGAAGGCCAGCGCATACTCGCCATCGCGACCGCCGACCAGCCACGAAATGATAAGCTTGCTGTCGCTATCCAAAGCGGTCCAAGTCCACACGTCGCCAGCGCCCTCAACCGGCTGCTTCATGCTGGAAACGTTCTTGGCCTTGGCACCGACGAATGACCAGATTTCATCGCACTGGACGCGCTTGGAAGCCACGTTGCGGACTTCGCGGTCATGCAGATCGGCGCAGAACTTGCCGGCGTCGACAAGCAGCTTGGAAACCGTGTTGATCGACACATCGGCAACGCGGGATATCGACCGCATCGAGCTACCCTCACAGAGCATCGTGAGGATTTGGACACGTGTCTTGAGGGGCAGCTTGTTCATGCCTCTAATATGTGAACTTTTATGCTTAGTGTCAAGCATGGAATTTCGGTTATTTGCGCAGACGACCTCCACGAGCCATATTTACCTCGCAGCTACGAGCTTTGAGAGCGAGGCAAATAGTCAATTAATTTCCATCTAGACAAATTAATCGCGAAAGTCTATCGCTCTGTTGCCGGAAAGAGCGGCAAAACCGCCGCTCAAACGGTATCGCGGAGCGAGCCCTATGCCTCTAAGCAACGAAATGAGACGGCTGGAAACTAGGTGGCAAACGGGCAATGGATGGCCACGATGGCTAGAATGGCTCGAAATTCGCAGAATTCGCGGATGGTCCGAACAGCGGATTTTTTTCAATTTTCCCATAGTCGCGATAGTCGGTGAGAACGGATCGGGAAAGAGCACCGTTCTTCAAGCGGCGGCTTGCGCCTACAAAAATCCGGATGGGGTCACGTGGTTCCCTACGGAGTTCTTCCCGGAAACTGCCTGGGACGATCTACAGGATGTGGGGATCACGTTCGGCTATAAACAGGGGACAGACCATCCGATTGGCTCAGTGCGAAAACCTACATCGCGCTGGCTTGGCCAACCCGAACGTCCAGAACGTCGCGTTGTCTACTTGGACCTAAGCCGCCTCCAGCCAGTCGGCACCCGCGTTGGCTATGCGCGGATAGCTAAAACCAAGCATTTGGAACAGTCATCGACCGAGTTTAGCGACCAGCAAGTCGCGCGGCTGTCTCAGATAATGGGCCGCGAATACGACAACGCCAAAATCGCAATTTCGGACATCGATCCAAACCGCGAAATCCCGGTACTGTCAAAAGCAAACCAGCCGTATTCAGGGTTTCATCAGGGATCGGGCGAAACCACCATCGTTGAGTTGCTGCGGACGCAGCTGCCTCAATATGGCTTGATCGTGATAGACGAGATTGAATCGTCTCTCCACCCACGCGCGCAACGACGGCTAATGCGCGATCTGGCTGTCGCCGCTAGGGAGCGAGAGTGCCAGATCATTCTAAGTACACACTCCCCCTACGTGCTGGAAGAACTGCCCCTAGCGGCTCGCAATTACATTTTGGAGACTGGCGGCGTAAAGGAAATCGTCAACGGCGTGAGCCCGCAATTCGCCATGACGAAGATGGATGACGAACAACATCCAGAGTGCGAGCTTTATGTTGAAGATATCCGCGCGGCGGTTTGGCTAAGTGAAATCCTCAGCCGGCACGCAAGAGAACTGTTCGTTCGATGCTCGATTATCCCCTACGGTGCTGCCAACCTTGGCGTGGCGCTAGGACAAATGGTGCAGGCGAACCGCTTTCCAAGACCATCCCGCGTGTTCCTTGATGGGGATCAAGGCCCCGCACCCGGATGTGTTCCATTGCCAGGTGGCGATGCGCCAGAGCGAGTGGTTTTTGAGCGATTGCGTGCCGAAAGATGGCGTCATCTGTGGACGCGTATCGGTCGCGACGTTGCGCTACTGTCGGACGCCTGCGAACGAGCGATGACGCTGGCCGACCACCACGAATGGGTTCGCGCCGCCGCCAACCAGCTTATGTGCGGCGGCGATGCTCTATGGCAAGCAATGTCCGCAGAGTGGGCCGAACTTGTGCCAAGGGCGGAAGTGCAGAGGATTATCGATAGCGTAGATGACGCGTTGGCCTAGCGCTTCCAGCGGCTTTCCGCCGCCTTCTTAGCGATCTCAGCGCGCCGCTCCGGTGACATGTTGGCGGCACGCTTCTTTCCGCCCTTCGAACCAAGCTCTTTGGCGGCGGCGCTCTTGCCGTCGTCCTGCACGTCGTCGCTTTCCTCACCAGTGGCAATGCGCATGACGCGGACGGCGTTGCCGATCACGTCGGCGGGGCGCTTCTGGCCTTTAGGTCCGGTTGGCATTTGTGTGTGCCTTCTGCATGATCTCGACTAGCTGCTTGGACAGCACGCGCCCTTCCAACTGGCGGAAGTCGTATCCTTCGGCCTTCAGCTTGGTGCGGATGTGATCCATGGTGAGGTATCGCCCGGATCGGGCTAGCTCAAAGGCGCGTTCCAAGGACGTGGTGTGTGGCTTCATACCGCTAAGCATATAGATGTTCGCGGTCGCTCGCGACAACGGCTTTCGCCGCGTCAAATTTCAAACTGAGACACTACCGGGAAAACCGATCACTTGGAGGAGGCTGAAAAGCAACTTACCGGCCTCGGGTTCATCGGCACACTCACAGGCTTCATCATGGCCCTAATTCCCTTGGCAGATGGCTCGATGGGCACGCCAGAGGCAGCGGCGCATATCTTCAGCGGCCTGCTGTCTGGCATTGGCGTCGCCTTCTGCGCATCGCTGGTTGGTGTCATCTGCGCCCAATGGCTGGGCCTGCTTCGCTGGCTGATCGGGGAATAGCCCCATGTGGCGGCTCTTCAACAGCATGCGTGACATGTATTCGAATGTCACGCTCATCCTCGCCGTCATCGTTGTGATCGTGCTGACGCAAGTCAATCCCAAGGTGAAGCCATCCGAGGAGAGCGCCAAGCCTCCTGGCGACCTCATGGTCTGCATATCGTGGGCCGGCAACAATGATGTTGACCTATGGGGCACGGCGCCGGGCCAAAAAGTCGCGACCGGCTACGCGAACAAGAACGGCGAGGTTCTGGACCTTGTGCGCGATGACCTCGGCAAGGATGCGCTCTCGCGCCCGCGCTTGGAGTGCCAGTTCGCCCGGGGTCTTCCTGATGGCCGCTGGGTGTTCAATCTGCACGGCTTCTCGATCAATGATCCCGAGGTCAAGGTGCATGCCGAAATCAGGCTTGGCGATGAGTTGGGCTATCACCTTCTCCTCGAACGCGATCTGACGATCAAGCACAAGCAGGAAAGAACGATCGCGCAATTCCAGTTGCGTGACGGGAAGGTTGTCCCAGGTTCGGTGAACGAAGTTTTCGTTCCACTGCGGAGCGCCGGGGCATGATCTGGGCTGCGGTCGCATTCCTGGCATTCTTCACTGCCTGCGTGATCTTCAGCGCAGTGGGTCTCTGGCTCATGGGTGATGAATGACCCTCTTGGCCTCGACTTGGCTTCTCCTCGCCGTGGTAATGTGCGGCTTTGCCTGGATGGCGGGGAAGCGTCTGGCGGCCATATCCCTTCCTCTAGCCGTCGCTCTCGCCGCGCTGGCGATCTACATCCCGCTCGGAATGCCCATCCCCCACTCCCCAAAGCCGGGGCACTATACGGTGCTTGGCGCCAAGATCATCGTTAATGTCGGCATATGGGTTCTGCTTGACGATGGCGCTGGCGAACCCCGCTATTACCGATTGCCCTACAGCGCTTCACAAGCGAACGAGCTGCAAGGCGCGCAAGATACAGGCCAAGGCCAACCCGGCTCCGTCAAAATGGAAGTCGGCCAGGATGGCGGTGAGCAGTTCGACGGGCCGCCACCTGTGACTGGAGAACCTCCGAAGGTTCCCGAGCAGCCGGCCGTTTCTATTCCCTAAACCCTTCCCGTCAACAGCCTTATGGGATCATCATGAATGTGGACGGTGTTACGACAACGCCGCCGGAAGGCTTGCTCCGGCTACGCGTCCTTCTCCCCGAATTCACGAGGCCAGATGGAAGCCTGAACGTCAGAGGCATTGCTAGAGCGCTTGGCATCTCCCGATGCACCGTCCCGCGCTGGAAAGCCAAGATCGACGAGGAAGACAGGCAGGCGGCTCAAATCGCCTACACCCCAGACATCCCGGATATGGATAGCATCGAGGAACCCAAGCCTCGGGTCCGCGTCCGGGCCTATAATCCCAATGTGACGCGCGACTTGCCAGTTCGGCGCGTCATCGGGATCGGCGATACTCACGTTGCGCCAGGGATGGATCTGACGCATTTCACATGGATCGGACGCCACGTTGCGGCAAGGAAGCCCGACAACGTGGTCCATTTCGGTGACTTCAACGACTTCGAGAGCTGCGAATTTCATAGCATGCCAGGGTCCGGGGCCCAGAAGCGACGCCCTACATTCAGCGAGGACATCGAGGCCGGATATGATGCCCTCGAACTGTATCACAAAGAGGTCGGCGTCGGGGAAATCCCCCACGACGAAATAGACGGGAATCATGAGTTCCGCGTCGAACGCTACGAGGAGATGGCACCAAATCTTGCTGGGTCTCTAGTCGTCCAGCGAGAGCAGATGTTCGCTCGTTACCGTTGGCGGACAACCCCCTATCGCCATTGGCTATTCCTGGAAGGCGTCGGGATGACGCACGTTCCACACACCATAATGAATAAGCCTATTGGCGGCCGGTATCCGGAAAACACGATCGGCAATCAAGCAACCCACAGTATATGCTTCGCGCACACGCACCGCTTCAACCATGTGACCGTCCCCAAGATCGGCATCAATAATTCAATTACCGTGACCAATGTGGGATCGGCGATGCCGTGGGGATACGTTGCCAAGTATGCCGAAGGCGCCACAACCGGCCTGACATACGGGATTGTCGAGATGACATTCCGTGGAGGCCGGGTTGAGGAATGCGCGCTCATCTCCATGCTCGAACTGGAACGCCGCTACAAATGACCAGAAAAGCCTACATCGCCGTCGATATGCGCGGCGATCAGCCAAGGTACGAGCTGATTACCCGCGTCGATTATATCGATGCAGAGGGCAACGCGCATTGCGAGTTGAGCCCCATCGAAAACCTAGAACTTGGCCTTAACGCATCGAGTGCGGCAAGATGGGCGATACCAGCTCGGAAGAAGTGACCTTCGACCAGATCGACGCGCTCGCCCGCGCCCTGTTTCATAAAGCCGACGCCACGACCCTGTGGTGTGCCCTCGATCATCCGACACAACTGTACTGGAGGAAGATGGCTGCTCGGAAGCTTCAGGAAGCCATACGCAAATCCGCATAGACTTCGGTTATACGCTCTCGCGTATCTGGGTCACCACCATCCCATCCACTGCCCGAACCCCACTGCGCATCCTGCTATAAGGGCGAGGGGGAGCATGGCGATTACGAGGCGGGCGTTAGGTCTTAGGCGCATCGGGGTTGTCCTGGCGGATTATGCGCTCAATCGTCCTGGCTGCCAGCGAGAAGCCAGAATCGCCGCCATCATCGAAGCCGGCCGCGATCAGCCTGCACCGCTCACGTTCTGCCTTGAGCGCTTTGGCGATGGCGTCTGCGATGACGGGATTATGCATGGACAATGAAGCCATTACCTTGTCAGCCTTGACACGGATATCCTCAGGTATCTCACTCGTCATGGTCTATATCCTCTCTTGATGGGGACCGGACGAATAACCTTTCGCTACATAGTCCTTGAAGCGAGGACGGTATTCGACTTCACGCCATTTGCCCGCGTGGCGACCGTTGGTGCAATCGATCATGCGCTTTTTAACCCAGCGCTCGCCGCATTCACGGCAGGCAGTTGGCTGCCTCTCGTAGACATCGGCGGCATCGGTGTGCCCGTTTCCGCATCGGAATTCGTTGTAGCCTTCGAAGCTCATCTCATTCTCCCAGCATGGTATCTGTAGACGCTAAAGGCGAGGGGGTGTCTGCGCTTCGAGAAATTCCCAAGCAAGCTTGTTCCATTCGGCGTCAGCATAGGCGTGGTGTTCGAGGGCGCATTGCTCAGGAAGACGAGGATTGCCAAGGTCCATTGCCTTCTGCTTGATGTCCCGGCAGAACATCGGCCAGCCTTTCGGCAGGTCTATCATTCGTCCGTAAAGCTGGCAGAGCGCCACCCAGTCGTAATCGGCATAGTATGCCCAGAACTCAGGCGCCTCGCCCGCGAACTCCACGATCTGCTTCGCGATCTCCGCGCGCGGCGTAGTCTTGCCGGTTAGGTGGGCGATGACGTTCGTCTTCACCCACTCATCGGCTCGGCTGTGATCTGTCTCCGCAACCTCCGCATAGTAGCCCTTGCCGTCCTCTCGAATCATGCCGATGGACAGCATCTCGATGGTCTTCCCATCTTCGATAAATTCCGTGTCAAACCAGATGCGCAAGGCTGGGTTCTCCGTTTACAGTTGGGGCAAATTCCCAAGTCTGTTGACGGGTCCGGTTTACAGTTTCAAAGACCGCATACCCGCAGAATTCCGGGCTTTGCTTCGGGCCTTCTAAGCCGATGGTCGCAGGTTCGAATCCTGCCGGGATCGCCAACAAATTCAAGTAGTTAGATACCATATTTGCCGCTTGAAGACCAGCAATTTTGGCCGTTTTACATTCCGTTTTACAGATTTCGTTCCTCATGGGTTCCGTTCCATGCGGAGAATGACGGCATCGCTCATGTCCTGATCGTCGGCCAGGTAGTGCTTTTCCAGCACCGTTTTGACCTCGCTTGTCGAATGCCCGGATATCTTGGCGATGTTCTCGACGCTAGATCCTTCCCGCGCCCGTTCGGTGATGAACGTCCCGCGCAGATCGTGGAATGTCACGTCCCCGATCTTCAGGCGAGCGCACTCCTTCCCCCACGATGTTTTGAAGCCGTCCTTCGTCCATGGCCGGCCGCGCGAATTGAGCAGGATGCGCAGCTTGTCCTTCGGCAGTGGGTCGAGCATTGCCTTTAGCTTCGAGTGGACGCGGACCTTTAGCCGTTTGTCGGTCTTCGACTGACGGAACTGGAGGTAGATCCCGTCGTAGTCCTTCCACGAAAGCGAAAGCATGTCACCCTGCCGCTGTCCGGTGTGCAGGGCCATTTCGAATGCGAGCAGAAGATGGGCCGGAGCGCCAGCACGGAAAGCCTTGATCTGCGCCTGTGACCACACGCTATCGCGCCTGGAGCCGGTGTACAGCCTTTCAATTCCGGTGCATGGGTTCTTCTCAATGCGCTCGTCGGCTATCGCGTAGGAAAACACCTTGGACAGAGAGAACAGCAGCTTGTCGGCCTTGCGGGGGTTAGCGGCGAAGCTCCTGTGCCATTTCCTTATCTCGGCCTTCATACCCTTCTGCTGGGTCAGCTTCGCCGGCAGGCTCGGCCACTTGTCCTTGATGAGCCGGAAGGCATAGAGATGGTCGGTCTGCGTCGTCTCGGCCAGCGCGAGGAAATCGGGATTGCGCTTATCCTCCGGGCCGGTGAAGCGATCGATCAGGCTGGCGAGCGTCTCGACAACCTGTGGCGTTGCAGCGGCCTTGTGCTTCGCATATTCCAATGCGAAGGCTTCCGTCCTCGGCGCCGACATCATGCGCGGGCCACCACGCCAAGCGTAATAGTAGACGCCAGTCGTGCCATCCGCCAGTTTGCGCTTGACCTTGTGGATGCCCTTAATTTTCACGAGCACCGCTCCTGTCCCTCCACGCTAGATATTCATCCAGCGTGTCAAAGGCTTCGGGGTTCGGCGCGGCGTCAATTGGCTTGATTCCCTGTGGAAGAATTGCGCGTTCTTCGGGGACAAGCATTACCCAGGTGTTGCCAATCTGAACGAATGGTGCATAGCCGGCCGCCTTCGCGCCTTTGCATAGGGCGGTGATCTGTTTTTGCTTCAGATCGATCGGCTTGCTCATTCCTGCCCCTCCCGCTCGGAGACGGCGGCAGGCAGCTCGATTTCGATGGCGTCGCCGCCATATCTCGGGAAGACATCGCCACCCATCGCCTGCCAGCCTGTAGCGACGCGAGTCCAATATCCGCCGATGGACGAATAGGCTTTGGTTCCGATGGGGTAGTCTCCAACGCGCAATCGCGTGTCCGCCACATCCTCTGCCGGTACCGCCTGTGTCGGCTCCGCTCCTGATGGAACTACGGATGCGAGGGCGGAGAGGATGCGCTGTTCGAAGTCGGCTTGTGCGGCGGCCTTGGCGGCTTGGAACGATGCGCATTCAGTCCGCTCCGGGTCTTTGCCATAGATTGACTTCTTCAGGATGGCCGACCCGTCAATGCGCGTCGAGATAATGTACGTTCCCGCCAGCCAATCAGCTATGTGAAGCGTTCTCTCGGATTCCCACTCCAGCGGCTTCACCACCGCCTTCCCCGCTTCCGGTGCGGAACGGGCGGCGTAGAGGGGTATGACGCGGTGTTGTGCGCGGGCTTCTTCGTTGGCCCAAAACTCAGGCTTGCGAGGGTCATACTTCTCGATCAGCATGACACTCCGTTTGGTGCCATCGAGCCTTTCGGTGATGAACGCAGCCGGCTCCAGATCGGGGATGGTCATGGCGATGGCTCCTGTGCTGTTCGGAAGAGCAGTTTCGGCGGCAGCGGGGTTTTGGTCTGCTGGCGCGGCTGTTTGTCGGCCTTCGGAAAGGGCGCCGAACGGATCTTGCCGGCAGGCTTCGTGAGGCCGAGATGCTTGGCCATGTTCTGGTTTGTCTTCGCCCTGATCGCGGCCTCGACCTTCGTCTTGCGCTTGTGGGCCTCGCCTAGAACTGCATGGAGATTGGTTTCACGGTTGGCGCCACCAAGCCATAGCGGGGTGATGTGATCGAACTCGATCTTGTCGCCGGGGACGAAGACATGGCCGGTCAACGCGCACTTTCCTTCCTGGCGGGCAAGGATGCGAAGTTGGCACGACTTCGGCGGCCGTGCATCGTCGCTTTTGGCGATCCACTCCTTTACCGTTCGAGCCATCACATCTTCTCCAATTCTGCTTCTAACTCCTCTGCCAGTTCGCCTTGGAGACGGAGGGATTCTAGGAATTGCACTTGGTCATAGAGGCGATTGTGGAGAGCGGTGAATGCAGGCGACCGCGAAGGTGAGCGGCGCACATGAGCTGCAACCTGGACTTGGCGTTCGCGGGTCATGCAGCTCTCCTGCTTTCGGGATCAGTCCACATGACGCCGTGGCGCGTTCCGTATTCGTCAATGACCGTGATCAGGTCGGCCATCTGGCGGACTGAGAGGCGAGACGATCGGAAGCCAAGCGGGAATGGTCCTGAATTATCTAGCCCTTCACAGAATTGCACCTGATGGCCGAGAACGTGCATGAAAGCCGCCTTCCATGTCTCTGGCGTCCAGTGGCGTCCTTCGGGCTTGGCGCGGCTGATGTCGGACAACATCGCCCACATCTTTGCGTTCTGTTCGCCGCTGCGGCTTTCTTCCCGAATGGTGACGATCGCATTCGAAGGCGCGCGGTCGATAAGCTGCTTGGCTACAGCGCGCTGAGAATTGCCGCTGAGGATCACGGTCTGGGCCACGCTCAACCTCCCATCACGCTTTGGACGAATTGGTTTTTGAGGATTTCTGACCGGCGGTCGTAGTTGCGGATCGTCTCGACCATCGCCTCAAGCTCATCGTTGAAGCGGTCGATCTCGCCGGCCATGTTCTTGATGTAGATGTCGTCTCGGAACACGCGCACCGTGAGCAGCGGCAATCCCGGCCAGTAACTCACAAAATCCCACCAGTCGCGCTCTGCAAGCCATATGTTGCCCTGGACCTGAGCCTTATGTTCCGTCGGCAAGGTCCCGCTAAGCAGTCGCTCGATCTGAATATCTGGGAGGGCGGTCTTAATCTCTAGACCGCCCTCCTTGCCGACTAGGCTGTCTGGGCTGGCACCTTTCTTGCCGTTGCGAATGAAGCCTACGCGGCGAATATCTGCATCATGGATAAAGGCGTACGTCTCGCGCGCCTCGTCTTCCATTTCCTTGCCTCGGTCCATGTGGCCGTTGCTGAAAGATTCCATCGGGGCGCCAGTCAAAATCTCTCCGGCTAGCTGGCGCATATATTTCGAGCGGGTTTTCCCCTCACCCTTGGCCATGACAGTGGCAAACTTGGATGCAGTCGGAATTCCTGCCCTGCAAGAGAACCAGTCTTCTGAGCCTTGCTCGCAGTCGAAGATCTCGATCATGCCGGCACCCTTTTTGAAAGATGGTGCTTGGCGTTAGCCTTGACGGCCGGGTCCATATCGACCGACTTGAAGACGATCCATTCCAGGTAGTCAGTCGGAACGTCGTCCCATTTCTTGCCCTTGTGTTTGGTCAGCGGGCAGCGAGGCAGAAGAGCGTGGCCATTTGACCAGCGTGCCATGTCCTCGAACGAACAGCGGTTTTCCTGAACGATCCGCTCCATCAGAAGTGCGCAGAGATAGGCGTCCGGCGCGGCCCTATGCGGCGGCTCAGCGAGCGCCCCTTGCGTTTGGAGTCCGAGATGATAGCGGAGGAACTGCAGCGAGTGCGACGGCGCGTCTGGCCAGAGGCGAAGCGCTACCTTCCATGTGCAGATCAGCGGGCCAGGGAAACTGAAAAACTTGTCTTCATAGTCAGCATTGTGCGCGGCGAAATAGTCCGCATTGCCGATAAACGATATGTCGCCAGTCGCGCTCTCGACCATAGCGTCGGTGATATGGTGAACGGCCATGGCCTCGTGCGGGATGAGTCGGCCAGGATTGCAAAGGATGCTTCTAGGCCGCTCGACAAACATTTTGCGATCGATGTCGTCAATGCCGAGATCGCACACGCCGATCTCGACAATCGCGTGCGGGTCTTCCGCAGTGGGAATTCCTGTTGTCTCGAAGTCTATGCAACGGATGATCATTTGCGCGCCTTCCGAGCCTGTAGGGCATGAACCGCCTTGTCGAAGTGGCGGGCCGGCAAGTCGGAAACGGCGTCAACCTTCGCCCACTCACAGAACTTATCGACCGGCATGTCGCCTTCGTGGATCAGGGCCAGGAGCACATCACGCTGCTCGACCGTAACAGTCGGCTCTCGGTCTTCCGGCATATTGCCGTCCGTGTCATCTTCGCCCACAGCCACGTTGAAGATGCCCTTGAGCAAATAGCGCTGGCCGTAGGACGAAGCGGCGCCGGTCGCGTGGGTCTTGGTCATCACGTCACCGCCCTTGGCGCCCTTGCCGTCTGCCGGCATGTCCTTGCGATACGTGCGGGTGAAGCCGTCCTCGTGCGCGACATAGGCGAGACAGCGGATATGATCCTGCTTCGGGGAGTCTGCCTCGTCGAAGCTCACTGAAAAGCCGTGTTTGGTGTAGATCGGCCGCAGGACGCTATCGAGCTTTGCGTAGGTGGCGTATTTGCTTTTGGTCTGGGAGTTGTCGGCGTCGGCTGCGATGGCGCGCATTTCAGCCTGACAGGCTTTCATGGCCTCATTGAAGGCGCGCTCCGCCTGCCGGCTCATTTCGCGTTCGCGCATCGCCATGAGGCGTTCCATCTTGTCCAGATCGACATTCGGGTCACGGGCGGCGCGCTCGATTATCTGGAAGATTGCGGCCGACTCCGACATTGGAAGGGAAGGCGCAGGGATTGGGTCTGCAACCGCATTCTCGATGTGCTCGACCAGTGCTTGAGATACCTGTGTCATGCGGCTCTCCGTTCGTTCTCGATTTCATCGGCGGCAGCAGAGAACCGCGCCGCTTCGTTGATCTGGCGTTTCGCCTCGTCAGTCTGGCCGGCGTCGAGGCAGATCATTGCCCAGCGGCGAGCGCGTAGCATCATGGCGCGGTACTCACCGGCTGATAGGCATCCCCATACAGCACGCTGCGAACGGGATAGTTCGATGTTCAGGGTCTCGTCCAAAAGATCGCGTGGCATGTCACTGTTCCCAAGCATCGCTCGACCGCGCGAACGGAATGCCCGCCGCCGTCATCGCCGCTTCCGTTTCAGAAATTGTCCGAAGGTTCCCGAGATAGGCCGATAGCTGCCAGGGAAGGCGCCTCTCGCAGATCTCGACATAGGCGGGGCTGTGGACCGGCCAGTGGCCGCCCGGCAGGCGATCATTCTTCTCTGCGATGACCTTCATGTATGCCCGTACATGGATGATGTCGCTGGCGATGTCCTGCGAGGCAATTCGCCAAGCTGAGGACAACCGATCAGCTTCATCGACCGACACCATCGCGCGAATTGCATTGCGCATCTGCGGGAACGTCAGGATGGTCGCGCTCTCGCTTATGGGGCGGTGATGGGTCATGGAGTTTCCTCCGGCAGAAGGCTCTTGAGGAAGGCGACTTCATCGCGGGCGGCGGCGTGGGCTGTATCGCGGCATTTGTCGACGTGTGGGTGCGCTCCCCAGTCATACCGAGCTGCGGCAGCTGACCTATAAGGCGTGCCGCGACAAAACTGCTGTCCAGTCCTTTCGTAAACGGGACAATTGAGACAACTACCGGGGAAGATAAACAAGCCGCACAGCGGGCAATCTATGTCCTGGGTCCTGTACTCAGCCGGCGTCTTAGCCTCAGCATTCCGCTCCCATTTCGCGATGGAAGCTTTCAGTGCTTCAAGTGTTTTCGCGTCCATGACTGTTCTCTCTGGTGAAGCCGCCGACTGTGCGGGACTGCGAGTGGTGTCAGTCGATCCCCACGACGGCCTTGACCATCGCGATTGTTTCATCATGCAGACCGGCCCAGCGGCGCATCATCTGTGCCTTGGCAAGCCTTGCGTCGTGGGCGTCGGCGCAGTAGTCTTTGAAGTCCTGAATTGCCTCGGCTTCCGTGCGGCCCCAGCCGTAGTTTCCAGCCTCTTCCTCGCCGTCGTAATGCGCGCACCAGTCCCAATTCCGCGCCGGGATTGGCGGGTTCACAAAGCTTGTGACGATCTTGCGTTCCATGCTGTTGCTCCATCTATCGCGGTATCGGGCTTGCGGTTGGGGAGGGGGTCAGTTAGCGAGTACCGATTTTGCAAAACAGATCGCCCTATCCAGCTTGTTGAGGTAGGCGCCGCCCGTGAAACCCCTGGTGTGAACTTGCCGGCGCATCTGTGCGAGCAAATCGCGCCGGTCGCTCTCAAGCCGGATAAGCCATTGCTGGAACGTCAAATCCTCCGGCTTGGTGAAGTCTGATTTGCGCGGTTGCATCGTTCGTCTCCAGAGCGCATCTGCTGCGCTTGTTGTGGGGGATGGGTTAGGCGTGGCGGCGCTGGATCGCGCGGGCTTTCCGTTGCCGCTTGCGCGCCGCTTTCTTCGCCGGGTCGGTGACAGATGGACGCTTGAGGTGACGCCGGATATCGGCGATTTCCTGCTGCGTCGGAATGGACATTGCCATAGCGGCGAGCGCTGCCATCTCGCTTGCTCTGAATATCGGTGGCCATCCGTTCATCATCTTCTCCTCTTGCTGAGACCCAGATCAGGCCGGAGCCGTCTTGCGTGTGTCTCGATGGCCATATGTGTATCAGATGCACATACGAAGTCAACAGTCTTGTGCATCGGATGCACGAAATATTTTGACTGTGCGCGAATCTTGGCCTAGAAGTGGCGTCGCTGGGAATGACGAAACCGGTTCGGCCCAGCCATTTTCAAGAGAGCAAGGAACGGGATTCGATCACGGCTCTGCGGGTTTCTGGCGGCTTCGGCTGGTGGTGCGCCCGGATCGACGGAAGAGACTTCCGAAAAAGGCACTGAGGACGGGCGTAGCTCTGCGGCCCTCTATGGAGTAAGCGGCTGTCGGCTCCGGTCTTCAGACCCCCTCCGTGCCAGGAACCTTGGCTTACAGCCGGGGTTCTTGGTTTATGGAGGTCACGACCATCTCACCAATCTTCAAAGCCAGTTTACCCAGCTATTGCTTAGAACCTAAACGCCCGCGAGCATAACCGACGATCTCAGCTCGCTGCTCTGGCGTGGCCGATTTCAAGATCAAGGTCAGATCCACGACTTCGCCTTCTTTGAGCGGATTGACGTTCAAAATATCCCACGGCTCACAATCGTAGGCTTCGGCGGCGGCCTCAAGCAGCCCTTGGTTATATGGAGACTCTCCGCGCTCGATCCGGCTCAAGTTAGATCGGTCCAGGTTCAAGCGCTCTGCGGCCTGCTCCTGCGTTAGGCGCCGAAAGGCACGCCACTCTTTGAGGAATGTGCGGCGGAGTTTCTGGCGAGGCTTCTTGACCGGAGGCATGTCGGGATTCTGCTAACTCACCGCCAACTGTCTATAACATCACATGCACATCGTGCTTGACATGCACAATCTACATCGTGTATCAGATGCACATGACCCTCGCTGAATTCATGGAACTGGAAAAGCTCACCGACGCAGGCCTGGCCGAAAAGGTGGGGCGCGATCGGTCGAACGTCACCCGCTGGCGCCGAGGCGATACGAAGCCGGATTTCGAGGCTTTGGTTGCCATCGAGAAGATAACTGGCGGCAAGGTCACGGCTCTCGATTTTGCGAGGGCGTCATGAGCGACACAGCCAACTGGATCGGCCACGCTAAGCCCGTAAAAGACACCTATGCGGCTAAGCTGTACTGGAACACCGCGACCCCCGCGAAGGATTTGGCGGCTGAGTTCGCTTGTGCGAACCCGGCGCACGTCAACAAGGTAGCTGGCCCTGCCGTTCTGGACCTTCGTTGCATCGATTGTAATGCTTTCAAGATTGCCACGTCGCGAAGCGATGCTCAAAGCGATCTTGCTCGCCCCAATCGCTATCGGTGCGAACCCTGCGACCGCGCGGAGCGTGATCGCAAGCAGCGTGAGCAGTGGGCAAAATGGAAGCGCGATGGTGAGCGGAAAGAAGAACTCCGCTGGATGCCATACAAGGACTATCTCGGCACCGACGAATGGTCCGAGCGCCGCAAGAAGGTAATCCGGCGAGCTGAGTTCAAGTGCCAGGTTTGCGCGGCTGGCGGGCGCCTTCACGTCCACCATCGCACTTACATTCGTCGTGGAGTTGAACGTATCGAGGACATGATCGCGCTTTGCGCGGACTGTCACGAGATTTTCCACCGTAACGGCAAGCTGTCCGAAGGCGGGAGGGCCGCCTAATGCGCCAGCAGCTTCAGCACATCTTCGCTCGCCTGCCTGATGGAATCCTTCGTCATCTGCATGGCGGAGAATACGGCAACGGTCGGCAGCACAATTCTGGCCACCACCACGTACTCGATCGTGCCGGCGTAGTCGTGAAGGGATTTCTGTCTTGCGTAAAACGTGAAGCGGAAATTGCCGTCTTGCAAGTCCTCGGCCTGGGCAAGGCCGGAGGCGAACACGTCCTGGATGGCGATTGGTTCCGTCAAAAGCTGATGCATCTCCCAAGCCCTTTTTCGAGCCGGGGTTGTTGGCTTTCATTGCCGGCTCGCGCTCAGGCTGCGTCGGTTTACGATACATCGGCAAGTCAACTTTTAGACCTTCTAACACTCGCCTGTGGATATCCTTCACCAGCCGTTAACGAGTGCAACTGGCGCGTGATCACTTCGCGTCCTGCTTTCATGAGGGCTTGCTAATGCTTTGCCCTGCAACGGAAATCCATTCTCGCGCAACAACAAATGATAGCTGGCGGGGGAAGATATGAGCGACATGATCGAGCGCGTTGCCGAGGCAATCGGGAGCATGGACGATTGGGATCGTTGCGATAACGCTCCTGATCATAGGGCCCACCTTCCGGCATGGACGGAATACGAAGACATGGCGCGCGCCGCCATTGAAGCCATGCGCGAGCCGACTGACGCGATGGCCGAATTCGCGGAGGAAAACTTCGATCGCGACAGCGACGACATCAAGGTTTGCTATCGCGCGTTCATCGACGCAGCTCTCTCCCAATCTCCCCACTCCTTGCCCTCGGAGGATCGCTAGATGAGCGAGCCAGACGCAAACGGCTGGATGCTGATCGAGACGGCGCCAAAGGATGGGACATACGTCCTGTGCGGTGCGCCCGGTCATAGCGCAAGCGTGTATTTCTGGAACGGCCACGCTTGGGACGACGGCGACTTCTTCTCTAACGAAATGTGGCCGACGCACTGGATGCCCCTTTCTCTTCCTCCAGGTTCCCCCTCCTTGCCTCTCACCCCAGAGGCATCGACGCCGGCAGGCGAAGGCCACACACCTCCCTCGTCGCCTGCCGGCACTAATTCAGAGGCGCAGCCATGAGCCGTATTCAGCAAATCCGCGAAGAAGCCGCCCAGCAGGAGCGTTACTGGCACGGTCGCAAGGTCGGGGCTATCCGGCTGGCTCTCCTTGAGGCTCAGTCCATGGATATGACCGCTTCGGAGGCTGCCAAGTACCTCGGAATATCTGTAATGGGCGTCTATAACCATTGCGCTCGCTACAAGATCAAGCTCCGGCTTGCGCAAGGTCATTGGTACCCGGAGACCGCCGGAGAGATTGAGGTATTCTCTTCTGCGCGTGAGACGGCCATCCGCAATCGCGGTAAAGCGTCCGCTTCTCAGATAGCCAATGCTTGCGGCATCACTCGAAATTCCGTCATCGGATACTGGAATCGCGCTCGCGCAGCGGGTCTCATCCAATGACATCCTTTTCACCAAAACCCAGGAGCGTGTTCAGCGCGGTCTGTAGGTCCGACGGTATCGTCCTGGGCAGGACGCGAGCAACCGTTGGAAGTCGATTCTCTCTCAACGCAAGTCTCGCGTCCGCCTATTCCAATCCCGCTGCATTCATCCTCCCTGGCGGCGGGCCGCTGCGGAGGAGCGTCGAGCTTACCCGAACCCTTATGGCTCCGCTCCTCCGCATTTTTTCCCGGGGACCACGGGAAATCTTGAATCTGTTCGGAGCCTTGAAGGCGCTCCGAAGCCTTTCGTCTAACGCGTTCGTCCAGCACCCTGAGAAGTCGGGACGCAGCGTCGCTCAAACTTTCCGTATCTCGCCAGTTCCGGTCCTTTCGTTGGTCGCTGTTCATGCAGTGAACCTAACCGAGGATCGAAAGCATGAAGTGCC